CTATTCGATTGATTTTACAAGATCTATTTTTATTTCCTCGTCGATCTCGCGGTACCGGCTGAATGCGCGACTTCCTTCCTTATGCCCGGAAAGAGATCCCACCAGATTGGGGTCTTTCACTTTTTTGTAAAGGTTCCCGATAAACGTGCGCCGGGCCATGTGAGAAGATGCTACATCGCATATCGGTACTTGCTTCTGCTCCTGCGTAACCGTATCCAAAATGGTGACTAATCTATTTATACCGGCGATAGACAGCATTTCTTTAATTGCATCATTGTATTTCTGGGATGATATGTAGGGAAATAGCTTATCCTCATCATTATCATCATACTTATCAAGTATCTCCTTGGCAATAGAATTAAGAGGCACGCGGATCACTTTCGCCCTGTCTTCTATGGTTTTGCGGGGGATGTACTCTATCGCTCCGTTTATTACATTGGATTTAGTTAATGCCATCAGATCGGATATCCTACACCCGATCAAACATTGAAACACGAAAATATCCCGCTGTCGGGCAAGGCTGGGCCTAAATGAAAAATCAAAATGATATAGCGCATTCCGTTCCTCGATAGTCAAATAAAAGGGGGTTCCATATGACGCGTTCTTCATTTCGAAATTCTCATAGGGGTAATTATTTGTGTATCGCTTCGTTTTGCACCAGTGGAAGAATGTACGTAATTTGTTGTGGATCGAAGCAATGGTATTCCTCCCCCTTTGCTTCGGAGTTCTGGTTTCGGGGCAGGCTTCGTATACGTGTTTGTACGCCTGGATGCAGATCACCCCGCCCGATTCGTTGTGCGTGAAAAATGTATGTTCTTTGACCAGAAAATCTTCGAAATCCGAAAGTATTTTAGGCGTTACATCATCTAATGTTAATTTATTCCTGCTGTACAGTTCATACCGTTTTAGGGCCCGGTAAATCACCTTATGATTAGTAATAGTAACATCCGACATTTTGTGCGTCAGCAAATAATCGTCGAACGCATCGAAGAAGCCTATTTTAGCGTCTTCTTCATCGTCATCATTGTTTTGTTCGCCGTAAAACCTGTACTGAATCTTGGATATAAATTCCTTCGGATCGGGGGCTTTTCTGCAAGTTTTGAACTCTGACAACGTTTCTTTGGCTGCGATCTCCCACTTATCCAAAGTGTCGTTATCCTCGTTGGCTTCGGGATTCGACGTAGTGACCTTTATGCGCTTTTTGTTCTGATTCCACATCCTGACAAGGCAGGAAACGCCGGTACTTTTCTTGTATTTCTTTCCTTTAAAAGAAACAAGAAGCGCAATCGGTGATCTGTCGCGGGCTTTATTGGTTAGGATGAAGGTTATCATATGTAGAATAAATATATGGGAAAATTAATGCCTTCTCCTACCTTTCTTTGCTTTTATGGATTGCTTAGAATTATTTATTTGTTTTACAAAGTCATATTCGTGTGTGGAAGGAAGTTGGAATGAAAATACAGTACCGTCATTTTTATGTGTGATCGCAAAATCCCCCAGGCTAATGATATCCATTCCTATAAGGACATCAAACCCTTTCAGTATTCCTTCTGATACCCTTAGCGAAGGTATTCCGATATTATTAGGCAACAACAAGTTGACTAAATACATATTAGTTATGGCTTCTCCTTGGGGAGTATACACACGCCCCATACCAATAGGGCTTAAACCCAACTTATCGACGACCACTTTTGTAATCACAGAGTTGGTTGCGCCGGTATCCCATAATGCTTGAAATGTCTTAACCGGGGGATGTTCCCCGCCTCGCACCGGATCATATACCTTACAAATCCCACATCTGGTGATGAGTTTATTTAATCTGATTTTCTCTTCTCGTACTGTAAAAGCAGTCGGATCCATATTAGCGCACAAAAGCCACGCGGGACATGAAATGCTGTGCATACGCTTCATCGCCCGGTGTGCAAAGTTGAATGATAAAATTCCCTAATCCATACTTAGCTTCTGACTCAAAATAAGCTTCTGATTCATTATCATAAACCCCTACGACGGAATTATCCTTTATGACCAGATATTTCCCGTTGTACTTACCTACGAATTCCGTTTGATGGTCAAGGTAATATTGAAATAATGCTTTTAAGTCAGCCATAAAACCGTCATTATTATGATTGCAAAATAAAATTAATTTTTCTCTTTGTGCAAATTTTCACTATCAAATTTAACGCCTGATATAGATCGTTTATTATACAACCATTAAAAGCCCCGGAAATTCCGAGACTTTCTTTCTACCGTCGTGCGGTTTTTCGATCTTTGAGCAAGTCGATCAGTTCGACTATTGCTTCCATAAATTCCCTAAAAAAGACCTTGTCCGTTTTAAGGCGCTCCAGTACGTCGGAGACTGTGAAGTCTGATTGCATAGGAGAACGGTTATGCAAAAGGCAAAAAGAAACGGTTTTGCCTGTCCCGCTGCATCACCACCCAAGGTGTGTCGGGCACATTAATGCACCGAGCGGGGGTGCAAAACCGTTAAATAACTGCCTTATATGGATGAAAGGCAAAGATAATTACTAAAAACGTTTCAATTATTGCCGTTAAAAGCCATTTTCAGGATCAACATCGGTATTGGATTTCATTTTACGCAAATCATTAGATAGTGCCGTATCAAAAATAGAAAGATCGCTATGCGTACACGATTTATCAATACGGCTTTTTAGACTATATCGCACATCTCTTTTTTGGGGAGTCCGTCGCATCCCCTTGTTGTTGCTTTAATTCTTCAATTTCGGCTTCTAGTCGCTTGATTCTTTGGTTAGCGTCATAAAGCATGGTTACGAGCATGTTGTTTGTCATTTCATCGTCATTTTTTAGGTTGATAGATTCTTTATCGCTAATTGGGGATTTAGGTTCGGTTTTCAACATGGGGCCTTCGCCGGTAAGGAGCCACACACGATTTATTTCTGGATATGCCTGTATAATTAAATTAAGCAATCTGCTTGACAATCCATTTCTACCTCTTATAACCTGCGAGGTTTTAACCCCTCCCCTATCATTATATTTTTGAGAGAAAGCGTATGGAGACATTTTATAATGCTCCTTTATAATTTTCTCAAGCCGTTCTCCTGCGGATACTGGAATACACCCGCCTAAAGATGAATCTGCTTGGTAGTCTCTTATATCAAGCGCATATATATCTTTTAGTTTAGAAAGCAATAAATCAGGTATTGGATTCTTGCCATTCTCAATTTGAGAAATAAAAGATTGTCCTACGCCTAATTTATCGGCCAATTGTTTTTGACTGATTTTTTTTTCTATCCTAAAGCGCTTTAAATCAAATAACATACATAAAATATTACAACTGCACGCAAATTTATTTCTAATAAATATTGCATTATTAGAATTTATTACTGATATTTGCATTAAGAAATAACCTGAGATGCAAAATTATTCAGCTTGTTTCTAAATGTAAATAGTAAAAGTATACAAATGAAATCACAAAACCAAACTGAAATCTCGCTTTCTTTTAATAAGGGCTTTCGTCTTTTGAATGATTACCAGAAAGCAGAATGCCAAAAGGACATCATGCTTGCTTTGAATATTACCACAAAACAGGGATTCGGGAAGCGCAGGAACGGCAAGGTGAAGCATGATATTATTGCTGCGAGAAAAATAGAACAGGCATTCGCAAAACACGGTATCCGACCACGTAATGTATGGGGTGAATAAAGTTTGATACCATGAAAACCGATTCGATACTAACCAAAAGAGAGGCCCAGGTAGCCGAGTTATGCGTCAAGGGGTATATCGGGAAAGAGATCGCCGATAAGCTTAATACCTCTTACCGTACTGTCGTGAACCACTTTCAGAACATTTACGACAAAACAGGTATCCGCCGGTCAACCAATGCCCTGGTGTCGTGGTGGTTTTGCGTGAACTTTTCGATTGACATTTCAGAAACGGCAAAGCAGATTATCGCGGGGGTATTCTTTCTGATGGTTCTTCCTCACGAGATTTTCATTCACGACACACAGCGGCGCTTTTCCCGTAACGGGCGGGTTATCGAACTGGTAGAAAAAGATTACGAACCGGAATTTATGCCTCAAATGTCGGCTGCATAATAAAGCAAAAAATGAAAGCAAGCATAAAAAAATACGACAAATATTTGGTACAGTCAAAAACTTTACCCATATTTGCTGTGCCAAGAGCTCACTACATCGTAGTAAGCAAAAACATATTTCAAAAGTCTTGCAATAAAGCGAGTCTTTCTTGTGGCACTTCTCTTACGGGTAGTGAGTTCTTGGCGGAATTACAAGGAAGGCTCGCCCTTTCCGTATTAGACATAACGCAAAATTTCATTCCATGCCAAGAACTAATGAAATTAGCGCAGGCGCACCAGGTGCGTCCGCTTCAACGCAAGAGCGTGCGAAAGTCGCTCAATCTATCTTTAATCTTTCTGACGAGGAAATCATCCATCGTTTCAAATCTCTTTCAGAGAGTGAGATCCGCGATCTCGCTCCGGTGCTCCGTATCCTTTTCTGTATGCTCTTAATTCATAACAATAAACGCTAAACAATTGTATTACAATACACTAAATTAAAATATGATGGAAAATTTATTGCAATGTGATGGACGCCGTTTTCGGTGCAAAATCAATGAGACTCCCGCCGAAGGCAGAATCCGGGTAGAAGATAACAATGTGTATTTATGCCAAAATGAGATGGATGGGGCCGAAGCAGATAACAAGTTCGGTTATAAATATAGCTGGAGCGTTTCATCAGGATCAAAGGAATCTCTTGCATTAAACCATATTTCCGACTTCATCCTTACCCCTTCTACCCCCGATGAAATCGAATCCTACAAGGATTGGCAGGTGGGAGATAAGGTGTGTTGCAAGGAAGGTATCGTCATTTCTCCCTTCTCACTACATGGCGAAATTATTTTCAGAAGCGGAGAATTGGTTGTACCAAAATTCAATGACCGTGCCCCCTACGTGTTTACATGCAACGAGCTTTACAAGCGAGGCTATCGCCTCGATGTCGAACCCCTTTCTGAAGAAGAAAAAACCGTTGAAATTTCAATGGACGAGATTGCCGAAAAATGGGGCATTTCGAAAGATCAGTTGAGAATCAAGAAAGAATAATAACGGCGAGTGAGTGGCGGAAATGGCAGACGCACTTAAACAGGAGGGCTGATAGTGGTCGGGGCAACACAGTTGCCGGAGGACGCTCCTCGGAAAGCATCCATGCGGGTTCGAATCCCGCCTCACTCCTAAAAATGTTCAAGTAACGCCTCATGGATATGAAAATATACAAACAGAAATAGGCATGAACGGTATTCAAATCTTCCAAAACAATCAATTCGGGCAAATCAGAGTAGCCACGAACGAAAACGGCGAACCGATGTTCGCTGCGACCGATATTGCGCGGACTTTGGGTTACTCCAATCCCCAAAAGGCCATACGTGACCACTGCAAGGGGGTGAACGAATCGTTCACCCCTACTGAAAGCGGTATTCAGTCAATGAAATTCATCCCTGAGGCGGATGTTTTCCGTCTTATCATGAAGAGTCGTCTGCCACAAGCCGAGCAGTTCCAAGACTGGGTATGCGGAGATGTTCTCCCTTCGATCCGCAAGCACGGCGGTTATTTAACTCCGGAGAAAGTGGAAGAAGCATTGCTTAATCCCGATACTCTTATTCAGTTAGCCACACAGTTAAAAAATGAGCGTGCCAAGCGTATTGAAGCCGAGGCGCATAGTAAGGAGTTGGAACCTAAAGCACTCTTTGCGGATGCCGTTGCCACAAGCGACCGGTCTATCCTTATAGCCGAACTTGCAAAGATACTTCGTCAAAACGGGGTTGAAATTGGACAGAACCGTCTTTTTGAATGGCTGCGTCATAACGGCTACTTATGTTCGAAAGGCGAGTACTACAACCAACCGACTCAGCGCTCAATGGATATGGGATTGTTCGAGATAAAAAAGACATCTATAACCAAGCCCGACGGCTCGGTGTTGGTAACGTGTACCACGAAAGTGTCCGGTAGGGGGCAGGTCTATTTCGTAAACAAATTTCTCTCTCGTTGTACGGCTTAACACACAAAGAGATGTCAGCGGTTAGTGTAAATATTTCAGAAAAATGTTTGCGAAATCAAAAGTTTTGCGTACATTTGTTATTGCGAACCGATACGAATATCGTATCACAAAAACATAATAACGCTGATAATAAAGCGTTGCCCTTTGTCCACTTCTACTACGGTAGTCGTGTCGGTTCGCAAAACTTGACAGGGCAACGCCTTTTTTGTTGCCATATATTAAAACTTTTAACTGACAAATGCGAACCGAAGTTAAAAGCACTAAGGCGAATAATAGTACCCTTACTGCACCTGTATCCGAATTACAGGACATCCTCAATCTCTCAAACAGGGAGATCGCAATCCGTTTACAATCACTCTCTTTGGACGATCTTGAAAAGCTCGCCCCGCTGCTTCGTGTACTTATGTATGTCGTTTTAACGCGAGAAAGCCATGCCGCAGAAGAACACCGAACAAACAGTAACCTTTGGTCAGGTGATGGATTATATTAGTGAATTAGAGGCATCTAACCGGGTGCTTAGCGCTGAGAACAATAAGATGCGCCACTACTTTAATCTTGAATTGGTGGCCGACGTGCCGGTATCGGTCAATACTGCGTGCGATATACTCGCTCGCCATGCGAACTCGATCCGATCATACATAACCAGTGGATTGCTCAGATTGCACCCCGACAGTACGGACAAAGCACTGAAGATAAGACTTGATTCGGTTCTCGCATTCAAAAAAGCTAAAGCGGAGAAACGATGAAAGCGGTACTATTTATTACAGCCATATTGCTTGCGGCGAACGAGTCGCGCGACATCTGGGTGAACCTGATCGGCATCGGATTGATGGCATTGCTTGTAGTTCTTTTTAACCACAAAAAACACACGACCATGAACGAAGATTTCAAAGTATCGGACAAAAGTAACGATCCGGATCTGAATACGCCCCGGATTGCACTTTCGAAGCTGGCCGTTTCGGGAGAAATGAGCGAAGACGGTCGCAAGGAAATTATCAACTACTTAAACGAATTGTAGCCATGATAAAGCTAACAGCCGAAGATTATCGCCGTATGGCTTTCTTGGTTGAAGACAAGTCATACGATTTCAGCAGTGATTTCGAAACTACGATAGAGTATGACACCGACCGGTTCAACTCCGATCTTCAGGTTCATGCAATGTCTTACGACCATGACGGAGAAACAAGGCTATTTATTACGTATGCACAATTAACAACCTCTATTCCAGAAGGCACAATAAATAATGACTTCGACAAAAACAGATTGCAGTACAATTTGGTTCATTAGGTTTTTGTAAGTTAAGGTTAATGATTCGCCCTGCGCCATCCGCGAGGCCCGCGCAGGTTATTTGAAAATTCAAACACGTAAATATTATGCTAACAGAATTAACATCGGATCAAAAAAGGATCATGCTTGAAACGCGTGATGAATGGATTAATCTATTCTTTGATAATGTCAGGAATAAACGAGGTATAGACAAGCCTGCTTTCGAAGAAGGGATCAAATGGCTTTACAACGATTTGCTGAAAAAGCCTACTCCGAAGATTATTTATTGTGATGGGTGGCTGAGCTGTTTATTAACCATCGCGATTTTAAAGAATAAAAACCTGATTAAAAAATCATGGGCTTCGGTCGGGGCTTCGGTCGGGGCTTCGGTCGGGGCTCCGGTCGGGGATTCGGTCAAGGCTTCGGTCTGGGCTTCGGTCGGGGATTCGGTCGGGGCTCCGGTCGGGGATTCGGTCGGGGCTTCGGTCGGGGATTCGGTCGGGGCTCCGGTCGGGGATTCGGTCGGGGCTTCGGTCGGGGCTTCGGTCTGGGCTTCGGTCTGGGATTCGGTCAAGGCTTCGGTCTGGGCTTCGGTCGGGGATTCGGTCGGGGCTCCGGTCGGGGATTCGGTCGGGGCTTCGGTCGGGGCTTCGGTCTGGGCTTCGGTCAAGGATTCGGTCAAGGCTTCGGTCAAGGATTCGGTCAAGGATTCGGTCAAGGATTCGGTCGGGGATTCGGTCTGGGCTTCGGTCTGGGCTTCGGTCAAGGCTTCGGTCAAGGATTCGGTCAAGGATTCGGTCAAGGATTCGGTCGGGGATTCGGTCTGGGCTTCGGTCTGGGCTTCGGTCGAGGCTTCGGTCTGGGCTTCGGTCTGGGCTTCGGTCGAGGCTTCGGTCGGGGCTTCGGTCGAGGCTTCGGTCAAGGATTCGGTCGGGGCTTCGGTCTGGGATTCGGTCTGGGCTTCGGTCGGGGCTTCGGTCAATGAATATTCATCTTATATTGATTTATCGAATTATGGATGGGCCTCCTTTTATGACTTTTTCGAAAAGATAAATCTGTTGGATAATTTCAATTTCAAGCAATATAAAAAGCTTATCAGATCTAATGTTTTCAATGCTTATGAATATGAAAATTACGTATTCGCAATTCAGCCTCCAGTGTATATAGAGACTAATTTAGCCGGAAGGCTTCATTCCACAACACAGGCTGCCGTCCAGTTCAGGGATGGATCGGAATATTATTTCATCAACGGTCGTTCTATTCCGGCATGGATTGTCAATGACAAAAGTTCCATCACGAAAGAGCAGTTTATGAAGGAAACGGATGCCGATATTAAAGGGGCTATTTACGAATCCATTGGACAGCAAGGTATGCTGGATCTACTCGGAGCGAAAGTAGTTGATCGGCGGGAAATCGTCCATGCTAACGGAGATAGGGAGGTTGTCGAACTTCTTAAAACGAATGATTTGTTTAAAGAAATCGATAACCAGCCTTTCGCATGGGTCTCGATGTGCTGTCCGAGTACGGGCACTCATTATCTGCAAGGTGTAGAACCGCACCATACGAACGCGATAGAAGCCATTGCATCCCTTTCGCCATTTAACGCTAAAGATTATTCATTCAATTTCAGAGCATAAATTATGGAAAACATCAGATTTCATCAGGGCGATGTGATCGGGGCTTCGATAGATGCGATCCCGGCATCCGCAATCATGGTTAAAAACCGTCCTTTAGCAATCAGCGACCGCACGAAGCATGCGCACGTGTTGACCGGTAATGTAGAACGTTACGAGGTTGACAAAAGGGTCATTTATAAAGTCAACGAGGAATCGATACTTCAGCATGTATCATTGTTATCTATGGACGATGAGTCTTATCGGTCGCCGATAGATCGGAAATGGGAAGATCATAAGCCGATCAGATTGTCCCCTGGCATATACGAGTTCTGGATACAGCAGACATACAATCCTTACACTCGATTGATGGAGGATGTGAAGGATTAAAAACGGAGTTTAATACAAGAATAATATGGAACGGTCAGAATCAATAAAGAGCCTTGCAATTGCTTTGTGTAAGTTTCAAGGTTCGGTAGCCAAAGTAAAAAAAGAAGCTACAAATCCATTTTTCAAATCCAAATATGCGACCCTTGCTAATATACTCGACGTAATTAGCAAACCATTATCTGAAAATGGGCTTGCTGTAAGTCAGTTGCCCGTTGGCGAAACCGGGCTCACGACGATTCTGATGCACGAATCAGGAGAATTTATTATGGAGACTTACCAGATGAAGCCCGTAAAGAATGATCCGCAGGGAATAGGCAGTTCTATCACCTATCAAAGAAGGTATGCCATCGGCGCTGTTTTAGGGTTGAATATTGACGATGACGATGATGGGAATGGCGCAAGTGGAAATAAAACGACCGCTAACAAATCATTAGGGCAGAAACCCGCTACTAACGATAAAAAAATGTTTTGTCGAAGTGATGAGAACCTGGTCAATTGTTTATGTGATTTGGTAACAGGTCAGAATTTGTGCGGTAAGAACACTAAAAAAGAAAAATGGACGATGGCGCAGTTCGAAACATCCTTGCGGGGATTTACCCCTGAAGATTACACTTGGCTGGTGAATCGCGCAACGAACGGAATCAAATCAAATCAAAACGTATAGCGATGAAAACAGCAGTCGAAATCATTGAATCAGAAGTATCCCTCCCTATTGCAATAAGTCAGGCAAAAGAATTTATACTGAGTGGAGAGATTGACCCACTGAAAGTGTGGGCTAATATGTCCCGGTTTAAAAAGATGATTGAGGCGTTGCAGGAGGATGCGGAAATTAAGGATTATGCCCTGCGAGAACTTTCCAAATACGGGAAGGAGCATCAGGTATCCGATTGTAAACTGGAGCAATTCGAGGCTGGCGTGAAATACGATTATACTGTGTGCGGAGACGGTACGCTGGATGAACTATATAAAATGCGTAACGCGGTCAATATGGACATCAAAGATCGTGAAAGTATGCTACGCGGTATTCCCGAGAATGCGACGTTGGCGGATGCCGATACGGGTGAAATTTTGCGGCATCCCATAAGGACATCGAAAACGACAATCAAAACAACTTTTAAAAAATAACGAAATGAGCGATTTAATCAATGCGTCGATTTGTGTGACCGACATACCGAAATCCAAGATCAAACTTGCCGAAAACGGCAAAAAGTACATGAATATCACCATTGCGACACGGCGCGAACCTGATAAGTATGAGAATACACATACAGTATTTATGAGTCAAACCAAAGAAGAACGGGAAGCGGGAACGGGACGCATTTACATTGGCAGTGGAAAAGGATTCGATTTTACACCGGCTGCAACGACTCCGGAAAGCGTAGACCAAATGCCAGTAGCATCAGACACGGACGATCTGCCTTTTTAAACCATGATCTACGACCTGAATAACATACTCGATAAAGAGCGTTTTAAACGTCGTTCGAACGATCTGTACAAGAAGAAAGCGGTCGTCGAACTGACCGAGAAAAAACGCAAAAGAACCCTGTCGCAAAATAGCTACCTGCATTACCTGCTCGGATACTATGCGATGGAAACGGGAAATACTATCGAATATGTGAAACGGGAATATTTCAAAAAACTGTGCAATCCTTCGCTGTTTCTGATTCCGAAACATGATAAATATATCGGAGATGTGTACGACTACCGCAGTTCCGCAGGGCTGACAACCGTCGAAATGACACAAGCGATAGAACGGTTTAGGAATTGGAGTTCATCCGAATGCGGGATATACCTTCCATCCCCCGATGAAGAAGCATTCCTGCAAAGCATTGAAATGGAGCTTGAAAGACACAAGAATTATTTATGAATGAGATCGAGCAGAAAACGTTCAATACAGTGGCCCATATTTCCGCAGGGAAGGCACTTTCCAAACTAATTCCGACCACTGCGACTATGGGGGAGATATTCTCTCTGATGAAGGATGCCGACAGCGAGGAAGTACGAAAGGCGCTACGCAGTCTGACGCGATCCGGAAGGCTCACATACGGCAGAACGATAAATGACTTTTACTTTAAAATTAATACGGATGGAAAAGAATAAAGACGACCCCCAAGGTGAATTTTACCGGTTGCTGAACGAGGAAAAAAGACTGATACGTCAACTCGGACGTACAGGGCTATGCACCGGGAAACTAAAAGAACTGAGCCGTATTCAGGCTCGCAGGGCCAAAATTGGCAAGATATTAAACATTGGAATGTTATAATCCGAATGGACAGCTTTATTCGATTAAATAGAAAGTTCTTCACGAATGTTTATTGGTCGCAGCAACGCACCTTTAGTCTGTCGGAAGCGTGGCTCGATTTGATTCAGATGGCACGATTTGACGCGGAACCAGCAACGAAAGAACTACCTAACGGTCGCTTGATAACTATTAAACGAGGCGAAATACACGCGGGTTTGCGATTCTTATCCGATCGTTGGGGCTGGAGTGTCGAAAAGACGCAGCGATACATCAATAAGCATATTAAAAAACACGAAATCGAACGCCGAACCGAACACGGAGAAAGCATTATAAGTCTCTGTAATTACGAGTATTACAATCCGATGGAAGGCACTCTGCCGAACACTACCTCAGACACTATGTCAGACACTACCCCGTACACTGCCCGAACACCGACCAGTACGAATAATAAGAAAGATAAAGAAGTAATATATAAAAAAACTCTCTCTAGAGAGAGAGTAAAAAAAGATTTCGTGCCGCCGTCTCTTTCGGACATGGAGGAATACTTTGAGCAGAATGGATACACTCGTGATGCAGCTAAAAAAGCGTATCTCTACTACACCGCCGGAGATTGGGTTGACAGCAAGGGGAATGCAGTAAAAAACTGGAAGCAGAAATGCATTCAGGTTTGGTTTAAGCCAGAAAATCAGTTTTTTAAAATGCCTTTGTAGCTATGTTTATCATCGAAACCAAAACGCAGAAATTATACGAAATTAATCCGGCGAGGCCGCATGGCGAGAATTACATGACTTGCCCGGTATGCTCGGAGACCCGCAAAAAGAAGCGGGAAAAGTGCTTCGTGTGGAATGTAGACAAGCAGGTCGGTCACTGTTGTCACTGTAATGCCACTTTTTCGGCACATATGTCGCTTAAATCCCGGCAACCAAAGGATTATGTCATTCCGGTATGGAAAAACAAAACTGAACTATCGGATGAAGCAGTAAAATGGTTTGAAGGCCGGATGATCTCGCAAGCTACGATTCGGGATATGCGGATTTATTCGGACAGAGAGTGGATGCCGCAGTTCGGTAAGGAGGTAAAGGTCATTTGTTTCCCGTACTTCATCGAAGGCAAATTAGTCAACATCAAGTACCGCGGGCCTAAAAAGTCATTTCGGATGGTAAAAGATGCAGAGCTGACGTTTTACAACTTCAACTGCACTTCCGAAGCCAAAGATTTGATTATTTGCGAAGGTGAAATGGATGCACTCAGTTTTATCGAGGCTGGGTTTAAAAATGTTGTTTCTGTACCGAATGGGGCCGGGGCTACGGATTTACCCTATCTCGACAATTACATCGACAGTCTCGGACACATCGAGCGATTCTATATCGCGACGGATTTTGACGATGCAGGATTGAAGTTACGCAACGAGTTGGTACGTAGGCTGGGCTCCGAAAGATGCTTGATCGTCACCTACAAGGGACGTAAAGACGCCAATGAGTTGTTGATTGCCGAAGGTGGCCTGGCTATCCGGGAGGTAATCAAAAACGCTCAGGAGATTCCGATTCAGGGATACATCCATCTGTCTGATCGATATGATGATATTTTCGCCATGTACCAACATGGGCTTCCGGAAGGGAATCGTATCGGCATTGCAGAAATCGACGAGACGATCCGGTGGGAAGTATCGCAGCTTGCCATTTGGACGGGCATACCTTCGCACGGGAAATCGGAAATGCTCGATTACATAGCGGTTCGTCTGGCTGTGATGCACGACTGGAAAACGCTGTTCTTCTCACCGGAGAATTATCCTGTCGAAAATCATTATGCGAAGATTGCTGAAAAGTTAATCGGCAAGCCGTTCAAAGAGTCGGACATGAGCCGCGATGAGTTCGATACGGTGTTTGACTACATTGAGAGCCACTTCTTTTGGCTCGATCCTTATGAGGATCCGACGCTTGAGAACGTTCTGAGCCGAGCAAAACAATTCATACAGCGCAAAGGAATCAAGCAGGTCGTAATGGATCCGTTCAACTGTATGGAACACAAGAGGGACAGAAGCGAAACGGGATCCGAATACGTTGGTCGCTTTCTCGATGAATGTTCCCGATTTACGAAACGTTACGGTATTCTGGGACATTTGGTCGCACATCCCACGAAGCTGGAAAAGATGCAAGGCGGAATATATCCTCCGCCGACACTCTACGACATCAGCGGATCCGCTAATTTTTATAACAAAGCCGATTATGGTTTGACAGTATATCGTGATTTCGTGAATCATCGAACAAAGCTGATACCGACGAAAGTACGTTTCAAGAATTTCGGGCATCCGAGCTCAGAAGGTATCGTATTGCAGTACAATCCCCGTAACGGAAGGTATCAGGTTCCGCCGGGAGACATCAATCTGCTGGACAATTCCAACTGGCTGCAACCGCGACAAGACGGTTTCCAGAATGACAATACATGGACTATCGACAGTGATGTACCCTTTTAAAATTATTTCAAAATGATTCATATCGGCATAGACACCGGCGTTAAAACAGGATTCGCCTCATGGGACTCCGAAAAAAGACATTTTATGGAGATCGTTACGCTAACGATCACACAGGCAATGGAGAAAGTACTTATTTACCGGAATTTCGGCCTTACTACCGGAAGCGAAATCAGATTGTATATCGAAGATGCTCGTCTACGCAAGTGGTTCGGCAATACCGGGCGGGAAAAATTACAGGGAGCAGGATCGGTTAAAAGAGACGCGCATATCTGGCAGGACTGGTGTCGGGAGCATGAAATCGATTGCCTGATGGTCGCTCCGAAAAACAATAAAACGAAAATGAACAGCGAGTCGTTCAAACGGCTTACCGGATGGCGGAAAGCCGTATCGGAACACGCACGGGATGCGGCTTGCATGGTGTATGGTCGGTAAAAACATTAAAAAACGTTAAAAACTTTAAAGAATTATGGAGGCTGTACAAGTAAAACAATTATCGCCTGGGGATAGGTTCGCCTTGAGGAACTGGATGGATAAACCTCAGAACAGAGTCGTTTACAGAATCCCAGAGAGGCCTTCTGACTCCGTTGTCGCTAAAAGAAAAACCATCGAAGTCATCTGCGAATCAGGGGGGGGGCAAAAGGATTAGGAATGATCTGTGGGTTTATAAGTTATCGAGAGTAAATCAAATTTAAACCCAAATCTAAACAACATGACGCACGGATCTTTGTTTTCAGGCATAGGAGGTTTCGACCTTGCGGCTCGTTGGGCCGGATGGGATAATCTGTTCAACTGTGAAATAGACCTTTTTTGTAGAACCGTTTTGAAATATCATTTTCCGGATGCAGAGCAATATGGAGACATCAAAACAACAGACTTTGCCGTTTGGCGAGATCGAATCGATGTGCTGTCGGGCGGATTCCCCTGTCAACCGTTCAGCCAGGCGGGGAAAAGAAAAGGCACGGAAGACGACCGCTACCTCTGGCCCGAAATGCTCGGAGTTATTCGATCTGTTCGACCCCGTTGGGTCGTGGGGGAGAACGTTCTCGGAATTGTTAATTGGTCGAAAGGATTGGTTTTCGAACAGGTGTGTTCTGACCTGGAAGCGGAAGGATACGAGGTGCAACCGTTCGTTATACCAGCTTGTGGCGTCAATGCCCCGCACCGGCGGTATAGAACATGGTTTGTCGCAAGGTTTATGGAAAACTCCGGTAGCCTCGGATGCTGCGGACAGGAATTTTTACGTCAACAGCCGGGGAGAACCGCAACTGTCGGCACAAGCGCAATTAGGATTCCCCGCGAGTGGGAAGCAATGGAAGGGAATGTTGCCCACCGTTCAGACGCAAGGCTTGAAGATGTGCAACGGAAATGGCAAAACACAGTTTTATCCAGTGGGATTACTTCCGACACCACGCACAAGCGATCACAAGCCGCCCGTCTCGCCCCGCGCTATGACGAGAAAAAACGGATGCATTCGAAACGACAAATTGAGCAATATTCCTACGATACTCGGGGAGCATTGCCAATTAAGACCTGGCAAGACTTCCCTACTCAATCCCCGGTTTGTAGCCGAAATGATGGGCTTTCCTACGGACTGGACGGAATTACCTTCCCGAAATGGCGAAAAGAATCGATCAAAGCCTACGGCAATGCGATAGTGCCGCAGGTGGCGTATCGGATATTCGAAACGATTAATGAATATGAAAATTACCATGCCGAGCAAATTTTCAAAATAGTTTAACCGCCTCCGGGCATAACATTATAAGCTATGATTTTAAGATTTAGAGAAGGTTCCGCGCTTCATGCCGAATTAAAGCGGATGTACGATGTGCGCGAAGCCACGTACAAAGAGGCATGCGACATTATCGAAGAGTTGGTCGGCGAGCGACCGGAAGGATTCGGATACCTATGGGGCTGGGGTTTCACCTGTGCATGGGATCCGTACACGGTCGCATTTAAAGACGGTTTTGTTCCCGATCCCAAATTGATGTCGGAAAATACGGAAGAATCGACCCGTGAGCATAAAGTGTACAAAATACTTATAACCACCCAAAAAGGCCGGGAAGCGTCGGATAAATTCAAGAGATTCTACAATTACATCACCTCCGACGGTCTGGAAAAGTTGGGTTTACCTCTTCATAAAGAAAGTCAGTATTTCTATTTCATGCCCAGCAAGGATGAAGCCGGGTACTACCTCGCGGTTAGCAATGGTATAGCCGATGTGCTGAAAAAGAACGTCGATATCACGATTGAATTAATGTAAAGCAATGAAAAAGATCATGTTTAACGACCGATACGGCCTGACACAAGCGGTAATTGAGGGTCGAAAGACCGTAACGAGACGAGTAGTCGATGTTTCGGGGAAATATTCAGAGTTACGGGTATGGCAGCCAGCCATAGAAATGCCCGACGGATTATATGGATACAACGATAATGGTTGGGAGTACCTTGTTGAACCTTACCGAAAGGATGAAATTGTGGCCATAGCACAGAGCTATAAGAATTGTGGATTTGTTAGAGAGTTTGTCACAGATGATGCTGAAATGTATGCAGGTTGGAACAATAAAATGTTTGTCCGCGCCGGTATGATGCCACACCAAATACGAATACTCGATGTTCGTGCCGAACGGTTGCAGGATATAACCAAAGAGGATTGTTTGAGGGAGGGAATTGAATTGATGTTGGTTTATGAAAAACTATGGAGTAAAATGCCGAAACCCATGTATCGTAATCCTGTATATGTCGGATTAATAGAAAGCGATCCCCGCGAAGCCTTTGCTTCGCTCATCGACAAGATCAGCGGACGCGGAACCTGGAATAAAAACCCCTTTGTTTGGAGAATAGAATTTAAACTGGTGAAATAATGACGACTCTACCGCCCATCTGCCGGGCATTGGCAATGGGACTGAATGAAGAATTTGAGAAAATGAGAACAGCAAAAGAAGCGGCCAGAGAGTACGCCGAAACATTATGGAATAGAGAATCCACCCTTGAATGGGAGGTCAGCCGTGATGCCTGCAAATCTCGTTCTGAGCGAGATTTCCTCGCAGGCGAAGAGTTTGGTTATCGCAGGGGCATAATCGAATCCTTCCAGTGGCTTCCAATAAGTGAAGGAAATCCAGAAAAATACGATTTCGTGATTATGAAGGATGAAAGAGAGCCGATACATACCAAAGGATATTTTGTTGTATCGGGGGAGCGAGCCAAAAATTGGGGTTTCCCATACATCAAAAGTGGTTATACCCACTGGCGGCCCATCGAACGAGTAAAAAGAAGTAAGAAGATGAGACCGAAAGAGTATTTTATCCGTATGACACGCATGTTCCTGGCCGGCAAAAAGTTTGGTTATCGCAAGGGTTTTGCCGATGCCTGGCGATGGATTCCGGTGAGCGAGCAACTTCCGGAAGAAGGACGGAAGGTGTTGGTGAAAGAGGAATCTATATCCCCTAACACCGACGAAACCGCAAAAGCAAACATAAAAGGGTATGAATTAGCGGTGTGGAATGGATGTGAATGGCAATTGGAGTACATAGATAAACCGACTCACTGGCGGCTAATCGAACCAGTAAAGAAATAAGAAGATGAAGATTCCGAAGTACAACAAGGGCGACACTGTATATTTTTCAGCGAGGATAAGTAAAGATCGTCACTTCGATATATTCGTAATGACAATCACAAGAGTATACGCCGATGGAAATATATGGCGATACGACATGACGGGTGAAACCTACGAGATACAAGGACTTCCGGAATCCCGAATAACAAACAAATGTATTAAATGATGGATACAAAGTTAACAGTTGACGAAATTCAGATCGCACTTCGGAATAGTGGCATTTGGAATAAGCGGCAGGATATATTCATCCCGAATCTTTCGTGGGGTCTGCTTGACTACGAAGCAGATTTGGTGATAATAACCAAATCGGGATACCTGACCGAAGTAGAGATCAAACGGTCGTGGGAAGATTTCAAAGCTGATTTCAAGAAAAACCATAAACATGATGATCCGCGAGTTTATAATTTTCATTACTCCGTGCCGGAATCAATTTTAGACAGGGTCGTAGATTTTCTACGTGAAAAGTACGGTGCAATATGTCCATCGGTACTTGGTGTGTCAGAGACAGGGAGCATCAGGCGTTACGGCGGCGGTACCCCTCACCGGGGCGGTCGCAAGCTGTTTATTGAAGAACAACTTACTGCCGCCCGGCTTGGGTGTATGCGGGTTTGGAATCTGAAAGAGAAACTTTTAAAACAAAAAGCGAAAATACATGAAAATCAAAGACATTGTTAACTATCTCATCTACTACCAGAAATGGAGACGCGGAGCAAATATAGAACAGCCAAATCCCACGGAGATCGGGGAAGCCATCGACGGGGCTTTCGGGAGCTCAGAAACTTTCAAAGACTGAAAAGAAAATGGAAAATTAGAGACTATGAAGAAGATAATTAGACACGGAGACCGATACGCTAATGCCGTATTTTTACGTAAATGCTGCGCTTGCGGCTGCCAGTTCGAATACGAGCGGCAAGATGTACTAAAAGTCTATTTCGACCCATTGGAGCATGTTGACCTTTGGTATGTAGGCTGTCCTGAGTGTGGGGATATTACTGGATTTGAGAAGCCAGAACCAGTAAGATGATGTTTAACCGCCGAGAGGCATAATAATAAACTCATGGGACTTTTAATCATTACAGGGATTTTGTTTATCACCGGAGTTATCTGGTGGATTGTAACCGGGAGATGGTCTGATCCTTCGGGTGGAGCTATCATTACCACGGTAATTTCAGGAGCAATCTTAATTATCGAATGTCTAACTATTGCTTTGGCACAAAGCGGATTTAAGAAAAATATCATGGATTATCATGCTCTTGAAATGCTTTTGGAAAGCCATAGGAATGAAATGAATCCGATGGATCGGGTATATGTCATTCACGATATCCATGTAAATAACAGGGTTATCAATGCACACCGAGCTCACTGTGATAGCTTCTGGATCGGGCTATGGTACTCGGAGGAAATCGGGAATTTAGAGTATTTGAAATAAAAAAAAAACAAAAAAAATGGAATCAATAGAAGAAAAGGCCCGACGGTGTGCCCGTGCCTCACAAAGTTTAGTAATGGATTCAACAGAGGAAGATGAATTATACGTGGATGATATGATACGCATGTTCCTCGCAGGCGTCGAATGGGCCAATCGCTGGATTAGCATAGAAGAATATTTACCTAATGGATGCGATATGATTTTAGCAAAAGAACCGGACGGAAGGTTGGATCTTATTACCGGATGGCAATTACATGAACGCATCAAGCCTTATGCTGTTGATAATTTTTATATCGAATGGCGACTGGTTGAACATAAATAACCGTTTAACAATATTAAACTATGGAAACAAAAAAATGTTCATCATGCGGCAACGAATTGCCTATTAGCCAATTTCATAAAAATGCGGCAGCAAAAGACGGGCTTCAGCCTTATTGTAAGGCATGTATTAAAGCCAAAAGAGACAAAATTATGCATGATAGCAATAACGCACTTCGAGACTTCAGCCCGCGTGAATTAATTGCAGAACTCCGTGCTCGCGGATATGAAGGGGAGTTGCGCATAGTTCATAAAATAACAGTTTAATATGAAAGTTCTTTTCTCCACAATCACCACCACCCTACTCGTTATCATCCTGATTCGGGTAGAGCACATAGCGGACAGGATTCCAGAAATACGGTTTGATTCCATTATAGTCGATCCGCCGCCGGAAATTAAAACGACTACACCGATTATCCGTTCGGATTGGGATTTATTCATCGAAGCCCTGATCTACGTCGAAAGCAAAGGAGACGAACGGGCCGTAGGTAAAAACGACGATGGCGGAGTACTGCAAATACGGCCCATCGCCGTAAAGGAAGCCAACCGTATCATGGGGTTCGACAAATTCGCCGATTCCGACCGTTTCGACCGCCTAAAATCCATCGAAATATGGGAAACGATACAGGAATACCACAATCCTGGGAAATCATTCGAAAGGGCCTTAAAACTCCATAACCCCAACGGTGGGGAAGAATATTCAGACAAAGTAATGAACAAATACAAGCAACTCAAACATGATAACTATTAAATCGCTCGCAAAGAAGCTGGAAATTGCCGAAATCCGCATCTGGTTTTTGATTCGGCAGCGGATTATCAAGACCACGAAGAAAGGAACTGATATTTTGGTCGATGAATCGGAGGTATATGACTACCTGCAAAAACGCCCCGAACTATGGGATAAATGGAAGATAGACTATGAATACTGCCAGACTCACAAGATAGCATAAAAAAGCAAGGACTCCCCCGAAAGTTCGTCCCTGCCAACGTCCGCCCAGACATCCTCAAAGATATAAATTTTATATTGAAAAACATGACGACACCTTCAATAAAAAGAAGACGAGGCGGCAGACGCGACGACTCAACGGTTCACATTAACTTCACAAGGAAAGAACTGATAGACGAACTTCGGCGGGTGGAGTTCTATTGCAAGGTGGTAGACCGGCGGGATCGAATCAAAGAACGCAGGAATGAAAAGTAATTTTGTAAATTGATAATGACGAGCGGTATAACGAATCGTTAGAGCGCGGTGGAACGCTATTGTTTATTTCTGAAAGTGGATTGTATTCATCTTGATATTTGACGGGAATTACGGGGAAGTAAATCTTTATCACAAACAGGTTTTTGCTATTTTATATTACCAATAAACTTGCATAATGTCCCGGTCCTATTGACCTTTGCGAAAACAGATTATTCTATGGCTGGAACGTCTGATTTACTACGGGAGATCGCCGACATGCTCGATGCGGGATTCTTCAAAAACATAACCGAGGATGATCTCGACAGGGCGAAAAGGGTGATTATGGCATTTCGGGATGTCAAAGTTGATTATGAGCAGGCGAAACGAATCACCGGCAAGTCCGATTCGGCTTTCAACGCTAAAATATCACGATCCGGAATACCGGTTTGCAAGGAGCGGTTGTACAGGTACAGCGATATGGTTAAGATTAAAAATAAAGAGGTTTGACTATTGGTAGTGCCCCAGAGCGGATACGACAAGCACTTCAACCGTTTCCTCGTTTATCCGATATATCAACCTGTGTTCCGAACTTAGCCGCCGAGACCAAAAGCCGCTATATTCATGTTTGAGTTGTTCAGGGTTGCCTATTCCCGTTTGGGGATGATCTTCAAGTTCGATAAATATTTGTTCGATACGCCTGGTAATCGCTCTATTGCCGCTCTTATGATGCTTTTGCAGATCTTTGCGGGCCTTATCTTTTACGATTATTTTATATTGTCCCATAGTGACTTGCTTGGATCATAAATAATTCCTTCTCCGGCTTTGCCTGCTTCATATTCCTTGATACGGCGGGATAGTTCGGCGATATTTCGCGGATCGTCGAACCAGGGATCGCCTGAAGGGGATGGATTAAGACTGATACCGTCGCTAACCACTAATTCAATAAGTTTACGCCCGCGCTTCACAAATACGCGAGTATGTTCGGCCATGTCAAAGTATTTTTTTTGATTGTTCCGAAACTCCGAAGGGCTAATAGTAATTGCATCCATAATCTTTTTCATTTGTACGCACTTTTGTACGTTTTATTGTACAAATATAGTGCCTTTTATTGAGCAATGCAAATTTGTGTGGGTTTATTTGACAATTTAAAAATTGTGACTATATTTGTAATGCTTAAACATTTATTAGGGCTGTGCGCCCACCTTAGCAGGTGGTTTTTTATTGCCTGTTTTGATATTAAATAAGACTTCGGTCGTGTACCCCCGTGCGAAAGGTGTAATGCCTTAGCGATTCGCCCTAATAGGTGTTTAAGCAGCGGGAAAGGCACGACCGTTTTATTGTGCCTAAACAAAATGCTTAAACACCATGTCCAACAACACAACCTACGCGGCCCGCTATGCTTCATGCGGCTGCGTTATCGAAAGACCGACGGGATCGCTAACCGTCTACAAGGTTTCTAAAGAGGGCAACGAATCCCTTTTCAACATTCAGCAGGGCAACGATCAGATTGTAGTTACCCTTCGCCATGCAAAATTACTTCTCGAATCCCTATCCCGCCTCATCGAAGACCGCACTATCACCGGCCCGCAACCGGTCTACAACTTCAGAGAATGCGTTAACGCTGGTAGAATCGTTAAAAGGGGGTAGACATGAACACCATGCAAATTTTCAATAATCAGCAATTCGGACGTGTTCGGGTTGTCGATGTTAAAACAGTGCCATATTTTGTAGCTAATGACGTATGTTGCGCTCTCGGATATTCTAATCCAAGAGACGCTATTAATAGGCACGTTGACAGTGAGGATAAAACTGGTGTCGTGATTCACGACGGCAGCCAAAATAGAGAAATGACAGCTATCAACGAATCCGGAGTCTACTCCCTTGTTTTCGGGTCTAAGTTACCTACCGCAAAACAGTTCAAACGGTGGGTGACGACCGAAGTTCTGCCATCCGTTCGCAAACACGGGGCCTACCTAACCGACCGGAAAGTAGAGGAAGTGTTATCCGATCCGGATACGATCATAAAGCTCGCAACGCAGTTGAAGCAAGAGCGGGCCGAGAAGGAGCGCCTTGCCGAAGAAAACAGACTGGCAAACGAGCAAATCGAAAAGGCCGCGCCGATGGTGCAATATTACAATAAAGTATTGCAATCGGACAGCTTGATTACGACAAACGTGATAGCCGATCAATTAGGCGTTAGCGCAAGGCGGCTAAACGACATGCTGGTGAAGCGCGGTATTATATACCGGCAAAGCGACACCTACGTACTGTATGCGAAATACCGGGGCCAGGGATACGAAGGTTATAGAACGCATACTTACATCAGCAGCACGACCGGCCAACAGTTTACCAAACAGCATCTATACTGGACGGAAAAGGGCCGCGAATTCATCTACAACCTGTTTCACGATGACCGAGTATGAATATACGGCCCTGGACGTAATCAAACGTATGGGCGAAGACGAAGTATTCCGCCGGGAATTGTTGCTGCTGATAAACGAGCTGCTTTGCATGTTGAAAAACGCATGTGAAAAATCGAATTAATTTTACATTTATACAACTGTAACCCAGGCATTTTATACTATTTTGCAAAGGGGTGGTGCGCTGTGCCGCCCCTTTCTATTTTTGTTCCATAGCGCTATCGGTAACGGCCCCACGTAAGCGGGCCGAAAATTAATAATCAATCAATAACTATGGACAAAGATATTTTTATGTTCGGCGACGGCGGGTCTAAGGGATCTGACATCATGGCGATGATTCCGGCGCTGATGCAGAACAAGGGTATGGACCCGAACCTCGTTGCGGCCCTGATGAACGGTAACAACAACCGGAATGGTTTCGGCGGGGACGGATGCTGGTGGATCTGGATTATCCTGCTGTTCTTCTGCTGGGGCGGCTTCGGCGGCAACGGTTTTGGCAACAATGGCGCTAACGGTCTTCCGGCACAGCTTAACAACGATGCGGGTCGTGAATTGCTGATGAATGCAATTCAGGGCAACGGCGCAGCGATCAACCAACTGGCCGCCTCGCTGAACTGTTCGACAACGCAGCTTCAGGGCGCGATTTGCAGCCTTCAGGGATCGGTGGATAAAATCGGCGGTCAGATCGGAATGAGCGGACAGCAGATTATCAACTCCATTCAGTCTATGGGCTGTCAGATCGGCAACCAGATTGCCGAATGTTGCTGCAACGTCCGCCAGGACATCGTGAAAATGGGCTACGAGAATCAGCTCGCGACGATTAACCAGACCAATGCGCTGCAATCTACGGCCAACACGCAGTTCAACATCATCGGAGCGAAGATCGACGCACAGACGCAGATCATCAACGACAAGTTCTGCTGGCTGGAAAAAGCCCGTTTGCAGGATCGTATCGACGAACTCAGCCGCGAGAACTCACAGCTTGCTACGGCAGCCAGCTTGCAGTACCAGACTGCGAATATCGTCAGCCAACTCAAAGCCCCGGCGCCGGTTCCGGCTTACATGGTTCAGAATCCGAATTGTTGCTACACGCCTACGGTGGCCGTTGCTTCGTCTCCGTTTTGCGGATGCGCTGCAAATGCCGTAATCTAAGCAAAAAGGAGGTGATTATGTATCCAAGAGCAGACTTTAGAGTTGTTTTTCCGGGATCGTTTATCCCCAGAGTGGATGTAGGCGGGATTTATGAACTCCGGACTAACGCAGTACAGATTACCGATGCTTCGGTGGACTACGGGATTTCCCCTATCTGTTACAATGCTTTGCCATGCAAAAGCGTGGTCTTGCTCAGTGTACATGCAGATGCGCCGGCGGGAGGCGAGTCCCTTCCGGTAACAATCGCAGTGCCGAACAACGGCCAGTCTACGGTTTCCAGTGCCGACACTACCACGGGAACAACGAAAATTCCGGTAGTAGATAGCAAGAACAGTAATGTCACGGGAGCCGATGTTACGGGGAGCACCGAACGCCTTGCCTATATCGATAAGCGAAACGGCATAATCCGTTTTCTGGAATTTACGGCAAGTGCGGCCCCCGCGCCGACTGCATCCGCTGAACCTGCAGCAAGTAAAAATTCAAAGTAAAAAAACGAAAGCGCAGGGAGGGCAATCCCCCTGGGCTTTCCTAAAAATTAAAAATCATGTTCCAAAATTTGAGAAAAGGATCATCTGTTTATGTGCTCGACACACGGGAAACTCCGAAATTCTATACGGCGGCAGTCAAGGAGGTCGGCGTGCCGTACTATCCGCAGCCGACGCCCGGACAACTAACGCCCTTCCAGCAGCAGTACATCAATATCACTATTGAGAACAACGAACCCTGGGGAGTGCCGGTTAATCTGGATGTCGTATCGAAGGATGGGCTTACCGTCTCCATGACGCGCGAAGGTCTGATGCCAGCTATCACGGCGGCGCAGAAAGAGAGTTCGGATATCATCAATTCGTTCGAACGTCACAAAGCGAACCTGGCAGCCTACGATCAGATTTTAAAGGATCTCGATCCTTCCTATGCGAAAGCGAAGGCTCAGGACGAAGAGATCAAGCGTCTGAATAACGAATTGAGCGAAATAAAGAGTATCATTCGTTCGGTTCCGAGCCTGGAGGATATAAAGGGCCTTTTCGACAAACAAGGAACACCAAAAACAGCTAAATGATTATGAGTTGGAATGGTATGGTAATCGGACGCGCTCACGGAGGCAGCGAACGAGAAGACGTGGATTATATGCTCGATGAGGCCTATGAAAAAGGCCGCGAGGATATGCGTCGAGAAATGATGGACGGCGGTAGATATGGAGATCGTTCAGACTATCCGCGCGGGGACTATGAAATGCGCCGCATGGATGGGGAGGGCTACGGAGATCGCCGCGGAGTCAAGGGTACCGGGCCGTATGCCGGTGAATACAGGCGTAGAAGGTATTAGGTTATGGGACGGCTTGATGTTTACGAAGCATTGCCGGAAGGTATGAGAGAATACCTCTCCAATCACGGCTGGCATTTCAGTAAAAAGCTGGCCGAGTATGCAACCAACCCCCAGAGGATGAAGAATGCCGACGGCACAAGTCATCATTGGGATCACGAGCAGGTAAAACAGGCCCTCGAACGTAATGGAATTACAATTGAGAAAGCGAAGGGATACGACTGTATGTACGTCGCTAATATGGCCTATTCGGACTTTTATCCGAAACCTTTAGCCTCGGAAGCTGCCATTTTGCAGTATGTGAAGGCTTACATCGATGATCCGGACGGCTATGACGGCATCGCACTCACCCGGTACTATGCGGATTGCATAGGAAAGGGGGAACCTCTTGCCTGGGAAGAATTTCTGTAACCGGCGGGGCACTCCGACATGATTCGGAGTGCCCTTATTTTATTCAAATTAAATATAAAGATCATGGAAGAAGTAGAATTGAAACAGTATATCCTGGATTATTCCAAATCCATAGCTAAAGGCGATGACGATGTGCTTGAAATAGCCGGACGTGTGTCCGACTTCATTGAAGGGAAAGAAGATAAGTGCAAAAATTGTACGCTCGTGCAGTGGCTTTGGCTGATTTTGTACCTGAACGTCGATGTCCTTTTGGGCAAGGACGATCAGGAAGACGAACAACCTAAAAAGACGAAGAAATGAACGAGTATGCCCAAAGATTATTAGCCGGTGAAAGCCTCCGGTCGGTCATCGGCAGCATGTCCCCCAGCGATCATCAGCGGTTATTGGAGTATGTCGACAAGGAAGCTACTTTCCTACCCAGGTTCGTACGTCGGAAGATGTGTAAGCGTATAAAAAAATATATCGAAGAATGATTACCGCAGAGGTACGCATACGCAAATACGATTGGAAGATAAGAATATATCTTGCCGTTACTTGCTACTATACGGACGAGATTATGGACTCCCTATCCCGGATCGGATGCCCGCCCGATATTATGAACAGGGCCTACAACAATATGACCCAATGTGCACTGGATACGGGGTTGACTTATTCAAATTCGCACCGGTCGGTTATGGTCGTAGCCCGGAGTTCGTCGCCGGCGCAATTCTTAAACTCGTTCGAGCACGAATTAAGGCATTTGACCGATCACATCGCCGCTGCCGAAGGGCTTGAGATAGGCGGCGAAGATGTTGCTTACCTGACCGGCAATCTAAATTCCCTGCTATGGGAATATATACACCCTTTTGTTTGTTGTAAATGTAAAGACTATTGATATGAACAACGAAGGAGATATTTGCGCTTATGAAGCGCAGGATCGGGACAGTAAAATAAAAGAGTTACTCAAAGACTTGGAATCAGAATTATCCCAGCCTAAATTCGAACAGATAAAAGAGGAACTGCTTCAGGTTTTAGAGGGGTAATTGCGGGGGTAAAATACCCCCGCAACCCTTCTCTCCAAATGTGTGATAAGTTCGGAGATGCGCGTTTTCTCTGCCATCGATTGTATGGCATTTGCAATAGGATGAAAGAGCTAAATTAAGCGCATACTTTCCCCGTGTTATTCTTTCCCTAAAGGTGCTATTTTTTTTCGAAACTATTGCATAATGCGCCGGACGTACTGACCTTTGCAATATAAGGTTTTACACCTATGTTTCAGGAGATATCGGAACTTAAATACGTGAAGTTCGTAAAGCGGGACGCCATCGAAAAAGAGGCTCTGTTGAGCAAGCCTAAATTTTCGGATATGTCGTTGATACCCCTACTTTATGACGAGTTCAGGCGAATTGTCGCCGATGATAAAAGTCAGTCTAAACAGTCCGGTCGCCTGAAGAAACAATTCGTATTCATTATCCTATACCTGTACTCTCCTGCAACGCTTGCCGGCGGTAAAATACGTACAGGTGTTCGTAATGAACTTCAGAAGTTATTTCGATACAAATCCCCTACAGCGATCAGCAATATCGGGGCAAGTGCGGCATTCTGGTATTCTCAATATCGGCATTTCCGCAAACAGGTGGAGTCGGTATTTATTCGGCTCATGGAGTGGCATAACGATAGGATAAAAACGGATAGTTAAATGGCGAAGGGATTGACGATAAAACAGGAGAAGTTCTGTAACAAATACCTCGAATGCGGTAACGCGTCCGAGGCGTATCGCTTTGCCTATGACTGCTCGAACATGAGCGAAGAAACGATTTGGAAAAGGTCAGGAGAATTACTTCATAACGGGGCAGTAACGGGGCGGATAGATTATCTCAAGAGCCACCTTGCCGAGGCCGCCGGCATTTCAGCTCTCCAGATTGTTCGCGAACACCAAAAGATCGCATTCTCCGATGCTACCCGTATTCGAAGTGGATGGATGTCGCTCAAGGAGTTTGAAGTCCTTACGGAAGATGAAAAAGCGTGTATCAAGTCGGTTGAGACTAAACAAACCAAGCGGGTTACTGATGAGGGGGAGATCATTATTGACGAACAAGTAAAAATCGTTTGTTATGACAAACAGAAATCGCTCGATAGTATCGTGAATATGCTTGGTTATAATGCACCTTCAAAAATAGCTAATACGGACAGCAAAGGGAACGACATTCCGCAACCTACGTTAAGTACAGACAGATTGCTCCAGTTGATAAAAGAAGGAAAGACGGATGGATGATTATTCGAAGGTGGGCGACCTGCTGCTCAAAGAGGGATCTCTAACATTCGCCGCTGCAATGTTTGAGGCGGTGAACAGGAGTCCCTTTCTGATATCTCAGCATCATCGGGAAATCTGTCGGAAACTGGATCAAATACTCCGGGGTGAACATCCCACTAATCGACTAATATTGAATATCCCGCCGCGCCACTCAAAAACGGAGTTAGCTGTGGTATCCTTCACTGCGATGGGGTTCGCTATCAATCCACATTCAGAATTCATGCACCTGTCCAGTAGCGATGAGCTTACGACCCGCAACGCGACGAATATTCGCAGAATCATGGAAAATCCCAACTATCGGGCTTTTTTCCCCCATGTAGATCTATCGAATAACGCAAAAGGGAGTATATCCACTTCTGCTGGCGGAGTGTTCTATGCAGCGCCTTTTATGGGTCAAATTACGGGGTTTGGATGCGGTAAGCTCGGAGCGGAGGTGTTTAGCGGTTCGATGAATATAGATGATCCTATGAAGGCTCAAGATGCCTTTTCGACCACGATTAAGTCCCGTATTGGAGGGCTGTGGACATCTACGTTCAAGAATCGCCTTAACGATACACGTACGCCGGTTATCGTGACAGCACAGAGGCTTGCTCCGGACGACTTCTGCGGATATCTGTTGGATACAGAGGGAACAATCGAAGAAGGGGGAGTATGGGATGTTGTGAGATTCTCGGCCATCGTAGACGAGGGATTGCCTACTGAACACGCGTTATGGGAATCCCGCTTCCCCTTAAAAGAATTGAAGGTATATCGGGATGCGGATGAATTTACTTTCAACACGCAATACATGCAAGACCCCAAGCCAGCCGAAGGTCTGATGTATCGGGAGTTCAAAACATATGAAATAATACCTTATGCGAGTGACTCTATGCGTAAAGCCTATGTGGATACAGCAGATACCGGCGACGATTACCTGTGTGCCATTTGTTATGTAGAGCAGCCTGAAGGGAACTATGTGATCGACGTGCTTTATACAAAAAAACCTATGGAGTACACGGAACCCGCGACCGCCGAAATGCTTTCTAAACATCGGATAGAAGTAGCTAATATTGAAAGTAATAACGGGGGACGTGGCTTTGCCCGGAATGTAGAAAGACAATGTCGCCTGATGGGGAATAGTAAGACCCGTATTTCGTGGTTCGCTCAGACTGAGAATAAACAAGTACGGATATTCACGAAGTCGGCTGATGTGAATAATATCACCTATTTCCCCTCCGGATGGGATCGAAGGTGGCCGGAATTTTATCGAGCCATAACAGGATACACGAAAGAAGGGAAGAATGCTCACGACGATGCGCCGGATGCGCTGACCGGCACTGCGGAATTCAGGGAAAATTATAAGGCTCCCAAAAGTTACGAAGGATATTTTTAATTACTGATAATCCTGCGTAGATGCAGGACCCCAAAACCGACGAAACGACATGAAAACATTGGAGGAAATACTCGCCCTCCCTTCGGAGGCTGAAAAAATTAATTATCTCAAGTATCGCCGCACGCCTTTGCCTGATGTGCAGGCTCTTTATAATGATTGGGACCCTGACAAACATGAAGTCATGGACGAAAACATTCGTCCCGACAACAAGGTAATCGTAGAAGAATCACGACAAGATCCTAAAACGGGTAAAACAATCCCCCCTACTTACAAAAAAGACGACATTAACCCCACAAACCGCATCACGCTACCGTTGGAGCAGGATATTACGAACATCCATACGGCTTGGCTCGTAGGCAATGATCCTAAAATTAACTGTAAGCCGAACAACGACCAAGAAAAGGCTCTTTTATCTATTGTAAACAGCGTCACCCGGAAGAATAAAATGCGCTATGTAAACAAGCGTCTTGTCCGTTCATGGTTTTCCGAGACTGAGGCTGTGGAATATTGGTATGTGGTCAAGGACGAAGGATTTTGGCGGAAAATACTCGAACAAGTCAAAAAGACCTTCGGAGGAACCGTAATTCCCAAATTCAAACTTAGATGTACCATATGGTCGCCATTCAAAGGAGATAAATTATACCCGTTTTTCGATGACACCGGCGACTATCTTGCATTGAGCCGTGAATACTCGGTGAAAGATATTGACGGCACGGAAACCCTGTTTTTTATGACCGTAACCGATGATAAAGTGTATAAATGGCGCATGGATGCAGATTGGGTAAAGGTTAGTGAATTTAGACATGGGTTCGATAAAAATCCTACAATTTACTCGTGGCGTTCAAAACCGCTTTGTCATAACATTAAGCCCATTCGGGAACGATTAGAACGACTTATGTCGAACTTCGCGGACTGCATTGATCGTTGTTTTTTCCCATATTTAATACTCGAAGGCGAAATACATGGCACTCCGCAACAGTCAGGCAAAAATCGTCTCATAAAAATCACCAATGGGGGTAAAGTGTATTATTTGAACTGGGATCAAGCAAGCGACGCTGTGCGCCTGGAACTGGACGGTTTATGGAATAAGGCCTATCAACTTACTAACACGCCGCAACTTTCCCTTGAAGCCTTAAAGGGGCTGGGTGATGTCCCGTCCGGCCGTGCTTTCCAGTTTCTTTTTATGGGTACAAACCTTGCAATTGACAATCACGCAGAGGTTATCGGCGAGCATATCCAGCGGCGATACAACTTCCTTGTATCCGCTATCGGCTCGCTCAATGCGGAATATATGCAAGCCTCACAGACTATTGACATCGAAACAGAGATACAGCCTTTCACTATTGATGACATGGCTGAGAAAATCAAGAATGCGACCGATGCCTGTGGGATGCCTGTCGCATCACTTAAAACGGGGGTTGCGTTGGTGGGGCTTGTTGACAATGTTGACGATGAAGTAAGGCAGATAGAGGAAGAACGGGCGGCTAAATCCATGAACAACATTATAGAGCCATCATTTTAAACTTTAAGATTTGACACGCGATAAATTCGACCATCAAAAGTGGGAAAAAGAGCACAAGGATCATATTGCTGAATATGTTGGCAATATCGACGCTCTCTATGGTATTGCGGCGGTCGAATTATTGCAATTAGGCGCAAAATACGATTACAATCCGGAACAAGGGAAATTATTCTCCTTCTCGTCGTCAAAACAGTCGAGCAAAAATGCGAATGCTATTCTGACGAACTTTAAATCGCAGTTGTACGGAATCATCACAGGGGGCATTGCTTCCGAATGGGCGTTCGCAAACACCAAGAATGACGAATGGGTTCTATCTCTTACAGACTCCCCTAAAAAGGCTTATCTCCAGCACAACCAACAGGCTTTAGCGGCTTTCAGAAGGCAAAAGTTTTACGGGCACACCTTGTCGGATAGGGTCTGGAAATACACAACTCAATTCAAAGAGCAGATCGAACTAACTCTGTCGGTAGGTTTGAGCGAAGGCCGTAGCGCGGCACGTATGAGTCAAGACGTTCGCCAATATTTGAACGAACCAGATCGACTGTTTCGCCGGGTGCGCGATAAATTCGGGAATCTCGTATTGTCGAAAAATGCGAAGGCGTATCATCCCGGGCAAGGGGTTTACCGGTCGTCGTACCAGAACGCAATTAGAATGACCCGCACGGTCATAAATACGGCATACAGGGAATCCGATTACATCCGGTGGCAGCAGTTTGATTTTGTCGTAGGCATTGATATTAAAACATCCAAATCACATGCCACATGGTTGGCAAAATACTGGTATCCGCGCTTTAAAAAAGGACGTGCGCCTTTGGAGATTTGCGACCGGATGGAAGGAAGGTATCCGAAAACATTTAAGTTCATCGGATGGCATCCGAACTGCCGTTGTTATGCCGTACCCATCCTTGCTAACGAGGGGACAAATAAAGATTGGTGGGAGAAGCCCGAAAACGAGGTCAAAGATACGCCATCAGGTTACAATGATTGGCTTAATGAAAATGAGGATCGTATTCTTGATGCGGCAAAACGGGGTAAACTTCCGTATTGGATAAAAGAGAACAAAAAATATGTGAATGTTTTACAAAAACAGGGAGGCTAAATTCCTCCCTGTCATTATTCAATTCGCATTATCTGCGGGTAGCCTCAATAGTCTTATCAATTCGTCGATCAGCAATAGAAATTGCTCCCTGAACTGTTGATCTTCCGACAGCCTTTTAAGCACGTCGGCGACAGTGAAGTTATAATCCCCCATCTTGTTAACTCCCTAACAGTTCGTGAATGAACTTTCGCCCAGCCTCAGTCCACACTGTCTGAATGGATGTCCCGGTAGATCCGTCCAGGCGGGTAAAAGCATACGTATGCGTCTTAGTGAATCCTCGGTTCTGGTACTTGTGATACAACAACCACTGACCGCCCTGTCGGTATTGCACGCCTTTCGACTGCAATATGCTATTCAGAGTCCTTGCGGACATGCCGAACTCCTTCGCAATATTATTAGTGTTGTACGTGCTTTCACTCATCAGGACGGTATCGTAATACTGAACTTTAGGAGCCGCCATTTCAAGCTGTTGTCTATGTAGTTCGTTCTGCTCGGCCAGGCGTTGACGCTCGGCCCGCTCTTGCTTCAACGCCGTAAGCAGCTTGATCGCATTATCCGGATCGTCAATAATAGTCTCTATGGTCGGCTGTGTGGCTGTGATGCCGTACTTCAGCAGTTCTTTGAGCCTGTCAAGACACCAAAGACGAAAATCTACACTCAACCATTGTGCAAAATCAAGGGCTACGTCTTCGTGGAGCCAGGTGGTTCCTCCGCCCCCAAGTCCGCCGCGCTCTTTTATAACAACCTGATTCTCAACGATACGGGATTTTCCCGTAACGGCCTTAACTAATTCATTTGTAGATGGTAAGCGTAAATACTCATAAGGTTGCTTGCCGAATGGTTTTGCCATTTCAGTGGCCGATACATAGGTAAGGCCGTTATCCATCCGGAAGGTCACTGGATTATTGTTATACTGAAATATCTGTGTGTTCATGGCTACGCGATTTTTACAAGGTTGGCAATCTTGAAACATCGGTATCCCTCGCATTCCGAATCATAATAGACCTGAACAGTAGGATTGGACTTGCGATCCGCGCCTTTTGTCTGAGGCATAAGATCGGCGCGCAAAGTGCCGTATGCCTCACGAATCTCACCGGATATTTTCTGGTAGTAGAACTTGACGATTCCGTATCTCATTTTCATTTTGAGCTTGAAATTAAGCCAAGCAGTTTTCAGGGCTTCGGACATTGTGAAGCCATTTTTACGTACAAGTTGCCAAGCTATACGCATAATGTCCCGCAAATCAGATGTTTTCATGGCTATCCCCTTTTAACGATTCTACCAGCGTTAACGCATTCTTTGAAGTTGTAGACCGGTTGCGGGCCGGTGATAGTGCGGTCTTCGATGAGACGGGAAAGGGATTCGAGAAGTAATTTTGCATGGCGAAGGGTAACGGTGATTTCGTCATGACTGTTCTTGATACAGAGAAGGGATTCATTGCCTCGCTTAGAGACTTTGTAGATAGATAAGGAGTCGGAAATGACCTCCATCGCGAAGCCGCAGTCCGTGTGACGGCTGGTGTAGGTTGTGTTGTTAGACATGACTGTTAGCATTTAAAAGTTAAAAAATATAGGCAAAATAAAAAGCGGCTGCCGTTTACGCTGCTAACAGTCGATGAACCACCCCGAAGAGCATTCAATAACTTACGTAAAGGCAACCGCCGTTTCTATATGGGCATAAAAAAAGCCCAACATATTGAGCAATCTGACCGCTTGCCCTGCGAGATGATTAAGCACATCGAACTGTTAGCATTGCAAACATAGTAAAAATTTTTGAAAAAACAAAAAAAAGCCCCGAAATTTTCGGGGCTATAAAAAGTGCCTATTTTACAGGTTCAATAAACTTAGATGCAACCCAAACTTCAAATTTTCCATCCCCTGTATTAACTTCGATCTTACAATTTGCCGAATTTTTTCTCTTTCATTGTATAGGAATTGATATATGGGTTTAGTACATACACTGTTTGCGCAGAAATCATTGAAGTAAGCGCATCTTCATCTTTGTTATTACAAACCTCATTCAATTTGTCATAATAAGATTCCGAAATTGCAGATAAACATTCTTTTGTCAAATCAACCTTTTCTCCTATAGCTGGTAATTTATTTGTATTTGAACAACTGACAAAAATAGCCACAAATGCTATCAGGAGTAAAATTCAATATTTGTTATTCGAGTTTAGTTTTACTTTGTTTAACGATGCCGTCCGCTTACGAGAGACTCATCCCGCATTTGGTCATCAGCATATGATGTGTGTAAAGCAATGGTTATTTCTTTTTGAAGATCAAAGCTTCATTCTTAGTATCAACTTCCCCAGACAAAAGCAACAAACTATCATTTACGACCGCCCTGTCATGACGGCCAGAAATGCTATCATAATAAAATATCACATCAGGCGGATTATATACGTATTTCCCTGTCACATAAGTTGTGTCTATATCCGAACTCAAAGAAGCATAGTTAATAATCGTTAATACATATGTTTCAATCCCAAATTCCACCTCTTTCCCCATTATTGTGTCTTCCCCCATTGTGTCAATTGAAAGCCATTTAGTCCCATTGAGAGATTGAGTGTTGGAACATGCCCATACCCCAACTAAAACAACAATAAATAGTAAAATCTTTTTCATAAATGAATTTAGTTGTAATTCATAAGATTAAACATCTTTCGAAGCTTCTTCGAATATGAATATGATACTAATGAACGGTCAATGTTTGCCCCGTTGACCGTTATCCGTATGTCTGTAAGGTCATTGTCGCATAATGTTGCGAATACATCATCAGGTATATAAACATCAATTGTCACACTTGATACCTTTATAGCCCCTCCTGTTGAAATGCCTGCTCCCCAATGAATAGAATGATTGCGTTCTTTGGAAGATAAGTATTCGATCTTACCCTGTAAGCCGATCTTATCCCCGTCTTTTACAAGCAATATTATAGATGCAGACGAATCCTTTATTTCAACTCTTTTAATCTTTTCAATAAAGATGCGCATTGACAGCGAATCGTTAACTCTCCGCAATTTAAACGTCACATCTGGAGCTTTGGTTAATAAAGTGCTGGTTTCAACAATTTTGGCACCTGTAAATTTATCAATTTCGTTGACTGCTATTCTCTGGGCCGATAATGAATTGACAACTGAAATAATCGTCAAAAGTAAAAGTTTTTTCATTTATTAATTATCCGACATTTGACTATTCATTATCTCTCTAAAGTAATTTTCATACTGCATTTCGCCCCCATCCGATAGCGCCTTGCCTTTTGCAGACGCTTCTGTGTACATGATAAGCATGGAATCATCCAAGCTATCCAAGCTTATTGCAATAAGCATAGTACTTTTATCCAGATCATTATTGACAAAATAATAATCATATCCCTCTTTCACAATAGGCTGATATCTCTCTGCTATAAATTTTATGGCTTCCTCTGCATATAAATACGATATTGATATTGCCGAACAAACCATCTTACTGTTTTCAAATAAGTACATTACAGCAACTTCAGAACTCTTGCCGCCTTTGAACAAAATACCGTTATCTTTTGCATATTGGAATGATCTCTTTTCTTTTGATTTTATTTGGTCTACACTTGCTCCAAAATCGAAAAGGGGTTCGGTGAAAGTGCTGTACATCGGCGTTACCTCTACCACGCATTTTACATTATCCGAATTTTTTGTGGCAACGATATGGGTTTTGCCAACGTGATTCCCTTCAACAAGACCGCTTGCATTCACGGTAGCAACAAAATTGCTTTCTGAACTCCATGTAACTGCTTCAGAAGCTTTTAATTGTTTTGTTTGCTCGTGATGTAAAGATATGTTAGTCTCATTTAATGATAAGTTAGCCCCACCATCCTTATCATCTTTAGAACATCCGGTGAATAACAGTGTACAACCTGCCGCAAATAAAAGTAACATCTTTTTCATAACGTAAATTTTAATAGGTTTAAGAAATTGAAATACAAATATAATGATAAAAATCCCCCCCCCCCCCCCCCGCAAATTAATAAATATTATAATAATTATATAGCCATAAGTTTTGCTTATGAGATGATTTTTTTTATCTTTTTTCGCTCTACCTATTGGATAATGTGCCGAACGTGCAGACCTTTGAAGTGCTTATGATGATATAAGCCACAGGCACTAACGGAAGGACTTATTTACGTGTGGGAATTGGGCCTGCTGGCGAAAGTCGGCGGCCCATTTTTTTTGTTGCGGATATGATGATTTATCCTAAACCATATAGAACGGAAGAACATGAAAGAGAAGATTCTCGAAAACTTGAAGAACAAGTATTCCAACTTGGGCTTCGGGCAAAGGGCTTTTGACGGGGTTGCCCTTTATCTGGAAAAAACCATCACCGACGAAGCACAAATAGAAACCGCTATTAGCGGGGTCGAACCGCTGCTGAAAGCATTCCAATCTGACATCGACAAAGTTCGCACGGAGAAATCCGCGCTGCAATTGCAGTTAGAGGAATTGAAAAAGGCGGCACCTGTTACCGGGGGCGAACAGGCCAAAACCGAACCCATCAATCAGCCTTTCGATATCGAGGCGCTCAGAGATGAACTCTTGGAAAAGCTCAGGGAGGAAACTCGCACTGCACTGCAACAGGCTCAGTTGGCAGCGCAGAGAAGCGCCATGATTGCAACGAAAGCAAAAGAATTCGGAATCCCCGAAAAATTCGCCGCAAAACTGAACATCGCTCAGGATGCAAATCTCGACGAGTATTTCAAAGATGTAAAGCAGGACATGGTCGACGCAGGTTTCGAGTTTTCCGAGCCGCCCGCGCAGGGTGGAGGCATGACCGATAACGGGAATGACATCGCCAAACTGATTAACACGGGCACAGAGCAAATTGTTAAATCTCAAAACAAGTAAAAAATGCCAGCAGGATTTAAGTATGATTTAACCCCGGGAGACGTGCTGAAGGAATTGTGTCGGTTCGATACAGTTTATCGTCTTTCGGGCGGTTTCAACTTCGAGGATGCGAATATTCCCGAAGGGACACTGCTAATGCCGCTGACCCCTTTGTACGTCAACCTAACGACGCGCAAGGCTTCCGCGGTAAAAAATGTCAAAGTGGTCGAGAAGGTGACTACGGGTACGAAAATAAAAATCGCAAAGGGCTCCCTTGCTTACAAGGGTATGCATCTCGGCGATGGGACGAACGGCGCAACCGTTTCAAGTATCAGTACTACCAACGCGAACTACGATGAACTGACGATGAGCGCGGCTCTCGCCGCAGAAGCAGGTACGGTTCTTTTCGAGGCAGCGACCGCAGACGGCACAGCCCCGAAAGCCACCGCCAATTTCCTCAATTATGCCGTAACGAAGGTGGAACCCGGCGCAACGGTTACGGCCATCGGACAGGCCTATGAGGTGCGGGAGTCGAAGTTATACGTCCCGATCTCCGACAAAGACAAAGAGACCCTTACGTCTCGATTCCTTTTCACCATCTAAACCATGACGACAATGAAACTGACACTTGAAATTCTTTTCAATAATGCCGATGTCGTCAAAGCGGTTATTGACCGCACAATGGCGACACAACAGGATGAAATCTTCTGGAAGCGTTATCTCGATTTCGAAGAAACCAAATCCCGAGTATTCAAAACCTATCTCGGTACAGTTACGGGCGTAACAGCCGGATCGATAATCGACCGCAATTCCAACAAGCCTCTGCGCGAACGCAAATCGCTGGGTAGCGGTTATGGGGAAGTGGCTTATCTGGGCGACCGTTATCAGATGGATAACGACCGTCTGGATATGATTAAGTCGCTTATCGACAAATTCAATGCAGCGAAGCCCGCGGATCAGGTGGCCGCCATGAATGCGATTATCGACTATATCGTTGATGATGTACGCCAGATCCGGCTTGCCCCGCATAAGCGTATGGATATCGTAGTCGGAGATCTCCGTTCTGATGGCAAAGCATCCGTGACGCTCGCAGACAATCCGCAGGGAATCACTTTGCTCGACATAGAGCTGCCGGTCAAGAAGATCACCCCCGCTGCCGGAGATAAGGACAATTTCATCACCTACCTGAAAACCCAGATCGAAGCAATGCGTCCGACTATGGGACGGTTCTCTGTGATGGAAATGACCCGCTCGACGTTCAACAAAAACATTGTCGGAGCCAAAGAGTTTGCCAATACTTATAAAATGATTATGAGCGGCGCGCAAATGGCTATGGCTGGCGGACTCATCACTGAAGCGATGGCGAACCAGGTTTTTTCGGGCATCGGGTTGCCAAATATTCGTATCATCGACGATACGGTAGCGATGCCTGACGGGACTGACATGCTGACGTTCAAAGACGACCGTATTACGCTGCTTCCGCAGGATAAGATCGGCAAAATGATGTGGCACGAGCCTTACGAAATCTCCGATCCAGTGCCGAATAAGACGTATACGCGACTTGAAGGCGGTATGTGGACTTCGAACTGGCGCACCGACGAAGGGCGCTTCATGGAATACGGGGCCGAATGGATTCCGAATTTCACAGCGCCTAACAAGATCGCCATTTTCGATCTCTCTACGATGAACGGTTAAACAATCCGACGATGACGAACTTCGAAGCAATATCGGCAAGGCTCTATCCTTACAACGTGGACGATAACCTGATCGCTGTCGCATGTTTAGACGCAGAACTGAAGACAGAAGATGAATATGCAACCGGCAATAAGGTGTCTGTCGCAAAAGCATCGATTGATGTTCTGAAACAGCTTATCGTCCTTTCTTCTGAAAGTAATGGCGGCTATTCGCTCGGTTATGATACCGATGAATTACGCCGTCGAATCCACGACATAGCAAAGGATAATGGCCTAACCGATATTGCGGACGAGTTCAATGCAACTCCAACAATCGAGTTTTTACCATACTGATGATCCGATATCCCTACACACTCGAAATATGGTACGAGGAAGACGCTGTACCTAATCCTGACGGTTCGCCTGGATGGATCGAAGGGAAAGGAGAATGGCGAGTTCTCGGACGTTGCAATGCCCGCCAAAACGGACAGGCCCGCGAAGTACGAGGCGAAAACGGACAGGCCTTCCTATACTCATTCGAGGTTACGATGCCGGCAAATACGCCGCCCATCAAACTCGGAACGCAGGTGTGCATTTTCGACAGTCGAGGAATCAACATTTTCGATCATGCACACAGAACCGAGGACGGTAAGGGAAAGTCGTATCCGGTGCAGGGGTTTTACAAAAGCGGACAACGTTACGAAGACACGAGATTATGGCTATAAAGTGTACCAATTGGCGCGAGGTAGAACTTGAATTTGTCCGAGCTAAGAAAGAGTATGACCGGAAAGCGGTCGAGTGGCTTTCAGCACTCGGCGAACGAGTGGTAAAATACGCCATCGAACACGGTAGCTATACCGATCGGACATCCAACCTACGCCACTCTATTGGCTATGTAATAGTTCAGTACGGTAATGTCGTAATGGATGATTTTAGCAATGGTAACGGTTATGCCGAAGCCCAGCAGAAAGCCCGTTCTTATGCTCTTCAAGTCGCGCGCGAACTTCCTGCCAACAAAACCTATCTCGTATGGGTTGCCGGTATGGAATACGCCAGGTATGTAGAAGCAAAAGGTTTCGATGTATTGCAAGGTTCCGGGGATTGGGTGGAGGCCACCGCAGAAAAGCTCAAAGCGGAGTTCGCACGATTCTTAAAATCAAAAAGGTAATGAATCTGACTTCTACGGAAATATTCAAACTCGTTTGGGATCGCATTCGTGACTCGTCGTTAGGGAAAGCCATTCCAACGATGTACGCCGATCATTACCCTAATAATCCTTCCGGTGAATTTGTGGTAATGACTTCGTTGACGAACGTTATCGGCGATTCCCAAGTGGCGACGGTAATCGTAAATATTTACGTTCCTGACGACACTCCCACAATTAACCGTGAAGAACAGCGCTTCCCGAATCGCAATCGTCTGGATGAACTAACGCGGATTGCCTTTGAATCCATAGGTAATTATCCCTTTGATAAACGCTGGTTCTTTGATGTGAGCGACGAATCTATCATCAGTGAGGAGAATGTCTCCTACACTTTTTCAAGCATTAAAGTTCAATTTAAAAAATACTAAAATTATGAGTCAATTAGTAGGACTGGCATCAGTTCATTCGGGAGCCCCGCTTCCGAAAGGCGTGCAAGATGAAGGAGCCACCAACCTCATTAAAGCTTATACACTTATTACGCAGCCATACAATGGCGGTGTTAGTACAAACTTTTCGGTTCCCACGAGTAATAAGTTTTACAGGGAAGGACAGTCAAGCCCTTTCTTTGTGATAAGGGACCCGTCGTCAGGGACGCAAGAACTCACATGGAATATCGTCGATTTCGACGACGATACTCTGGAGTTCTACTTTGGCACGGATGAGCCTGCAAAGGGCGAACTGTACGAAGGAGAAAAGGGGTTTGTTTTCGACACAAAGGCGGGATATTCAATAGCTTTTGCCCGCCTTAAATACACGGCATCCCTTACGGGTGGGTTGAATGTGAGCGATCCTTTGCAGATCGCCGTATCGGCCGAAGTGCTCGCCCCCGAACAGGGCGGCGTGGCATGGTGGCCCATCCCGATCCCGGAATATACGACAACTCCGGGTGTCTAATCCTTTTTCCCGCTGGAAAGTTAACGACTTGCATCACGGAGCGAGACCGGGGCGGGATCAAATCTTTATCGAAATGACAGACATTAAAGAATCAGTAACGGATAAGCGAGCGATTAACGTTCTGACAAGTAATAACGAGTCCTTCGGTATCGAGGATATGGATGGGAACGAAGTGACGCTTTGTCTATTCCCGCTCCAACTTGGGCGATTGGCTATGATTACTCGTCGTCTTCTCGACCTTGATATTCTATTGGACGATAACGCCGAAGATCCGGTCGAGCAAATGTGGAAGCTGTGCGCCGAAAGACCGCGAGAAGTCGCCGAGATCATCGCTATCGCAACGCTTCGAACCCGAAAAGAAATCGACGAGCAGTTTGAGGCCCGCACACAACTATTGCTCGATTCTCCTACTATGACATCACAGGCTTGCGTCAATCTTCTTTACGCAATTGTTTTCATGTCCTATTATGAGGATTTTACGGACGCTATTCGCTTGGTAAGAACGCTGCGGGTAACGATTTCCCAGAATACGGCAGCGAAGCGGATAGCCACTACGGAGGGCAAAGTATCTGGGGACAAATAGACGCACTCGCAAGCCGATACGGATGGACGTTCGACTACATTTTATGGGAAATATCTTGGGCTAATGCCCAATTGATGATGAAGGATTCCCTTAAAACGGATTATAAAAGCAAGACGGATAATCCTGGTCAAAATAATAATTCATCCATCCCTGATGTGATAGATGTAAACGACCCGCAATCAATGAATTTATTCCTTCGGATGGCCGGAGGCAAATAAAATAGAACGGAAATACTATGATAGACCTGACAGCAGTCATCGACAATGAAGAAGCGATTCGTAAATTCAGAGAACTTCGGAATATAGCGAGAAACGCAACGACAAGCGTTGTAACAGATGCAGACCGCATGGACTATGCGATGCAGCGTTTTGCCGCTACACTTGGAAAGATCGGGGTAGGCGTTTCACTTGCCGGGTTGGTTAGGCAAATAGCTACTACTCGCGGTGAATTTCAGCAATTAGAAGTTGCCTTTACAACATTACTTCAAAACAAAGAGAAGGCCGATGCGCTTATGGCCGAAATGGTCGATTTGGCGGCAAAAACACCCTTTGACCTGAAAGGAGTGGCCGATGGCGCTCGTCAATTACTCGCGTATGGGTTCGCCGCCGAAGATATCACCGGAACGTTGACGCGATTAGGTAATGTAGCGGCCGGCTTAGGATTGCCGCTGGAGCGATTAACCTATTTATACGGTACGACCGCGGTACAAGGACGCTTGTATGCTCGTGATATGCTTCAATTCACAAGCTCGGGTATTCCCGTCCTTCAAGAAATGGCTAAAATGTACGGCAAAACCACCGAAGAAATTAACGAAATGGTTTCTGCCGGAAAGATCGGTTTTGAGGATGTAAAGAAGGTCATTGAAGGAATGACCAATGAAGGCGGACAGTTTTACAACCTCATGCAAGAACAATCCAAAACAATTACAGGACTTATTTCCAACCTCGGCGATGCTCTTGATACCATGTTTAATGATATCGGAAAGTCGCAGGAAGGAGTTATTGCCGGTGTGTTGCAAGGCACTATTTCGCTCGTTGAGAATTATCAGAAAGTACTCGACATCCTTGTCCCGTTAGTTGCTACTTATGGGACGTACAGGGCGGCTTTGATAGCGACCGCTGCTATCGAAAAAGTACAGGCTACCATTACGGCGACAAAGGCAATTCTTGAACAAACGAAGATGCTCACCAGAGCAACGCAGGCACAGATATTATTTAATAAGGCCGTAAAAGCAAATCCGTATGTATTAGCCGCAAGTGCACTCGTAGGTCTTGTTACGCTTATATATCAGTTTTCCGATGGGGGATATAATGCTGCTAAAGCGCAAAAAGATTTGAACGAATCAATTGCCAATGCGTCTGCCGGTGCTATCGCAGAACAGCGAGAGCTTGCCCGGCTAAAAGGAGAGCTGGAGGGGTGTACGGAGGGGACAAAAGAATATGAAGAAACCAAAAAGAAAATCATTGACAAATTCGGGCAATACGATTCCTCGTTGAAGCAAGAGGCATTATCGGTGCAAACACTAACTGAGAAATACAGTAGCTTGAGTCAGGCTATTATGGATTCGTATAATGCTCGTCAATATGAACAATTTTCTGCATCGCAATCGAAACAATTAGAAGAAACGATAACTAAGAACCTTGATAAGTTGTATAATCGTCTTCTTAAAGAAGTGGGGGACGAGAAAGGTGCGGAGCTATATGCAAAAATACGAGATTCTATTATTAGCGGTCAGGAACTTGATGACGATATAATTGCGGTTTTGGATCGTATTCAAAATAAAGGTACTATTATCGCAGATTCCCGCATTGATTCTTGGATTAAAAATATCCGGGAAGCACAAAAGCTCGCGGATGAAACGGATGCGCAGGCACGCAGACGATTCGGAATAAATACGCCTCAAAAACAAAACGAGAATGAATCCCCTAAAAACGAAGTACAAAATAAAGTGGCCGCCGTCCATAATAAAGCTTATTGGGAAAATCTAAAAAAAGAAGCACAAGGAGCTATCGATGCGATGGATATATCGCTCAAAGGTACCGCAGAATGGAAAAAACTTGAAGCTCAAATTGTTGAATACGATGCTAAAATAAAGCAATTCAATACATCTGATAAAACTGTAAAATCCGTTTCTGATGCTCAAAAAAAACTTGCAGAGCTGATCTTCGCAAACGACCGCGCTCTTGAGCAGTCGCGCCTCGATATTATGAAGGATGGTCGAGAAAAAGAATTGGCAGAGCTCGACATGCAAATTACGGAAAAACTGCAAGTTATTGAAAAAGAAAGAAAGCTATTGAACGAAGCATATGATAAAGACCCATCTTCCGCACGAAACGAGGCAGCACAACGAATGACATCCGAATTCAAAGGAAATGCAGGCCTCCTGGCACGTCCGCTCATTGATGCTGCGGAACTTGTTAAAAAGGGATGGGAAGACGCAGGGGACGGTATCGCAACCGTGTTTAGCTCTCAGTATGGCATATTAGATGCCGAAGGCAAAGAGATAGAACTACTTGTTACACCTATACTTCCTAATGGTGACGTATTGTCGCCTCAGGAATTGGAGGATTATATTTATCGACAACTGCAAGGAGCTTCGGATATTCTCAAGTCCGACACGAAAAAGATCGTTATCGCCACAGGTGTCTCTTCAGATGGGTCTGCTGGGGAAATACTCCATCAGCTACAAGAAGCCTATTATTCTGAGGATATAAAATTCAAAGAACGCCAAATAAATATCGAACAGAAACTTGTAGACGCAAAGGCGGCGATTAATCTGAAATATGCTAAAGAGTACAACAAAATATCGAAACAGATTACGGATAGCGCCTTATCGGAAGAAGAGCGTAAATACCAGGGTATTAAAGATAAATACGCAGAGTTTCGTAAGTGGGTCGAAACCGCTAAGGCGGGAGGCAACATTACATCTGACCAGGCAGAGGGGCTTGAAATAAAGATAAATCAGGCGGAGACAACAGAAGCTTTAAAAGCCGTCGTAGATGAATATGGTACTGCGGAAGATAAAATAACAGAAATACACGAGAAAGCGGAAAAGGCGCGACAGGTAGCTACGGAAAGCGGACGTTCTGATCTTATTACCAAGATAACACAATGGGAAAAAGACCAGATATCCGCCATCGAAGCGTCCGTTATTGAACAAAGCGACCTATGGAAGCAGTTATTGGGCGATCTCGACAGAATGACGACAGACCAATTGCAAGAAGCGATCAACCAGGCCCGGCAATTAATTGCTAATTCGACAAATCTTAGCATTCAGGATACACAGGCTTTACTGGGGTCTATTGAGAATGCCTATAAGAAATTAACGACGCGAAATCCGTTCAAAGCTTTAAAAGATGCTTACGACCGGTATCGCAAAGCTGTGAAGTCAGGAAACAAAGATGATATTGCATCAGCGTGGGCCGACGTTCAAACGGCTACCCAGCGCGTAAAAAAAACCTTTTCAGAAATGATAGAAATTGTTTCTGATCTGGGGGGGGCACTTGACTCTGATGTCGTAGATGGATTTAATAAAATAGACTCTATTGTTGGTAATGCAATGAATGCCTTCGAGGGATTTGGCAAAAAAGGGAAAAAATCTACTGAAGATATTATTAAAGGGCTTTCAGGGGTTACAGGTATTATTACCACGATTATCGGATTATTTGATGATAGCGCACGACAGGCGGAAATCCAGGCAGAGAAAAATCGGCAACTTGAGGGGACGTGGGATTCTATCAACTATCAGGTTGAAAGATACATCGACTTATTGGAAACAGCCGGAGGATCGGAATATTTCGAAAATGCGGAGAAAGCTTTAAGCTCTATACAAAAAGGCATTGACCTGACGATCAAGTCACTGACTGATTTTCCCACAGGGGAGGTAGATAAAATCACTGGCATACTCAAGGTTATTTCTTTTGCAGGCGGGAGAGATATAAATACATCCTTGTTAGGAGTCAGCAAAGAGGATTACGAGACATTGAAGCAGGTATATGAGGTACTTCAATCAGGTGATAAAGATGCTATTATCGCGTTAAAAGATAATGAGGACCTTTTTAAATTATTACCTAAATGGATGCAGGATCTGATTAATAAATTGATCGATTATGACGATCAGCTAAAGAAAACACAGGAAGACATCAATAAAGACCTTTTTCAGACCACGACTTCCGATATGGAGGACGCCGTTATTTCCTGGCTTAAAAACGTAAAAGACGGATCGGATGAAGCAAGCGAATATCTCGAAGACGCAATGCGGGACGCTCTTTTGGAATCATTCAAAATAGAACAGTTGCGGCCTCGGTTGCAAGAATTTTATAAAAAATACGCTCAGTATGCGGATACGGATCAGGATAACAAACTTGACCTTACTGCTGACGAAATAAGCAAGTTAAGAGAGGAATGGAAGGATATCATCGATTGGAGCAAGGAGCAAACGGAAGGTATTCGCGATGTTATCGGGGAGTCTTCGAGTCTATCCGCCCAGACCGCATCAACAAGAGGATATCAGGTCATGTCCCAGGACGAGGGAGAAGAAATGAATGGCAGATTATCGGACGTTCAGGCTAAAACCGGCAATATCCTTGCTGCGGTCGAATTTGTGAAAAGTCTGAGCGCAGAACAGCTAAACAGAACCACCGACATCAGGGATATTATGATTCAGCTTAACGGCAATGTCGCAGACATCAGGTCTTATACAAGGGTGTTGCCGACTATGAACGAAACACTAACGTCCATGAACAGAAAACTCGACAATTTGTAATATGGCAACTTCGGATATCACGATAAATGGAATTACCCTTTCATCATTGGGGGTAACATTGGTTGCGGGAAGCTACAAAGAATTTCTTACGTTTGAACCGCTGAAAGATTTTGTTGAAAACGATGATCCTTTAAAACCGGGCGTAGAGGTTATTGTTGAAGACCCTGTTTCGGACGAACGGGATTTAACGCTTACCTTCCTGGTTGCCGGGGCCGATAAAGCATCCTTCTTGTCGAATCTTAATGGATTCAAGTCTGAGCTTCACAAAGGAATGGTAGTATTGTATATTCCCGATCTTGGAGAATATTACCACCTAATTTATAGGAATGCCACGCAATTTGAGAATTACTACCTTCGCGCCTGTAAATTAGCGATTAAATTTCGTGAGCCAGATCCGACAAGAAGGACGGCAGAATAAGTTAAATCCAATACAAAATATGAAACTATAATGCGGCTTCAAATTTTCGCATGGATGAGTCGGATAGGCGGGTTCAAGGTTATTTGCAATTATTTGGGGATCGATATTCTGAATAGTAATCATGCAACCTACACTTGCTGAAGTTCTGCGCCTATGCGACGTATTTCCTCTTTTATCATTTCCATTCGATCCGGCGACGGACACTTATTTCCGCTTATGTATTGCGCCAAAAGACTTTGGGCTATTCCCATCCGGCGGGCTACGGCAGAAGCATTTAATTCGGGATGCGACATAAACAGCTCAAACAATGGGGTTTTATTGTTTTTTCTGAAAAATCCCTCATAACTTAAATCTTCGTCAATATCTGGCCAATAAATTCCGAACGCATTAGCCTTATAGTTTTCGCGCTGCTCCTTTGTTGCACACTTCAAACGCGGATACTCGACGAATCGCTCAGATGCTTCCCTTCCATCATCCGTGCGAATCCATACGGCGCTATTCGTAATCCATATTTTTTCGACCTTTATCATAACTACCTACTTTTATTAAAGAACTTATTCCAATGTTCGGCTATTACTTCCTGGTTCTCCTCGATAATAGCTTCTACCATCTTTAATTCGGCGGGTTTCAGCCCATTATTCTCCACTAAAGCTACCGGAAATATATTGAACTTTGCACTAATGTTATCCTTGACTACATGGATATGTATCGGATCATGGTCATTTGAGTAAAACAAAAAACGAAACCCAAACATAATAAATATCGTCGGCATATCTATTTTCATTTATAATGCAAAAATAGGTAATATTTTTATTACCCACAAATGTTATTTAAAGTTTCTTGCATAATGTGCCGAACGTATTGATCTTTGTTGTGTGCTTGTGATGATGCAGGCTACGAAGTTTTACGACGAAATGACTATATATAATCCTTCCGGAATAAAAATTATAGATGTTCGCGTCAGTAAGAACGCGAACATAAAATTCGTCCTAATGGGCGATTATTACATTCAACTTCCCTTTTCATTAAAAAATCAAACGAGTTTTCCTCGCGGTTCATACATAATCTATAAGGGCCGCAAGTTCGAAATCATGTCGAACGTGACACCCGAATTTGACAATAATACGGGTGGGTATAAATACACGCTTAATTTCTGGGCGCAGCAAAATCACATGAAACGTTGTTGTGTTCAGTGGTTGGCCGGAGAAGTTTCGGAAACGACATTTAGCGATACGACCGATCTCGCGTCCTTTGGGAATCTGATCGCCGACAATATGAACCGGTTTCTCGGCGGGACGAACTGGAAAGTGGGAGCCGTACCCGCCGATCTTGATAAAATGACCAAACTTGTGTCATTCGCAGGCGATTCGTGCTGGGATGGGCTCGCAAATATCGCTAAAGTTTTCGAAGTCGAATGGTGGACGATTGAAAACGGCGCGGAAGTTTGGATCTATTTCGGGAAGTTGGAATTAGGTTCTCCTGAACGATTCGAGCGCGGAGAAGTCGTTTCTTCCATCCCGGCCAAAAAAGGGGATGATTCGAATTACGGAACTCGGTTTTTTGTTTTCGGATCGACTCGAAACATACCTAACGACTATGGTAATACTCAGCAGGGAGGGGTAACTAATCACGTTTCAGAAAAACGGCTGCATCTTCCGAATGGGATGCAGTACATTGATGCATGGGAGAATATAGCCTCTGGCGATGTTGTGGAGAAAGTGGTGTATTTCGAGGATGTGTATCCTAAAAACACCGATACGATTACCGATATTACTACCATTAAGAGAAAGTTGGAAGGATCGGAAAGCAGCGATACTTTCGACGCTTACGTAATGACATGCGCTAATACGCCGTTTTTACCATCCGACACCATCGTAGGCGAAACCCTGCGTTGCGTATTTACAAGCGGAAGCCTTAAAGACCAAGAATTTGAAATAGCCCTTATCGACAACGATAATAACGTCATAGACCCTGAAAAATGGAAACCTGAAGACGGATTTAACAAAAAATTTGAAGTCATCGCCAAGACAGAAAACTCCGGGGATGGGAATGTCTTGATTATTCCCAACAAAGACTTGCATCCGGAGGTGGGCGACACAATGGTATTAACCGGAATAGAATTACCCAAAGAAAGAATTGCTGAAGCCGAACAGGATCTTTTGAAAGTGGGTAAATCTTGGGCGATAAAAAATAGCAGCGATACCAACGTGTATGATTGTCCTACTAATCCCGTGTATTGCCAGCTAAACGATAAAAACTACGAAGCCGGACAAAAGGTGCTTCTTGTAGGCAGCAATTTTGGTGTTGATGGTCGTCAGTCGCGGATTCAGGGATTTGAAAAGAAGCTGTACAATGAGTATATCGCCACCTACACCGTCGGCGATAATACGGTTTATTCCCGCTTGGGCAGCATCGAAACCAACATAAAGGAAAACCAGTATGCGGAAAGAATCGGTGTTGTATCCGGCGTAGGCATCTATGTTATCAGTAGATACGACAACACGGCCCCCACCGATTACAACGTTTTTTCTGCGCTTCGGAGTATGGAGGACTTCCACCCCAAAGGTGGCAGGAAATCCCTTGATTTCAATGCGGGCAACATAAATGCCGCCCAGGATATGACCGCTGGCGGGGATGCGCAAGTAGGAGGAAATATTGAATCAGGGGGAGATATATCCGCTGGGGGAAACGTAGATGCGAAAGGAAGCGTTACGGCGCAAGGCAACGTCGAATCTGACGCGGATGTTATTGCGAAAGGCAAGTTCGCTACGGCCAATTTCCGCAAGGGAAATATCAGCGGAGCCGGTGCGGGCGTATATCAGGATAGCACGGGCAGCAGTGTCGTGGAAGCGGACAAGCTAATCATTCGCAAAGAAGCGGTATTCAACGAGCTTATCATAAATCAGATGTCTTTCAGGCTCGGAGAAACGGTACATTCGAACGGAGGCTTCGAATGCACGTCCGCACAAGAGGAAAGCACTTATTATCGCTGTTATTATGACAACAAGAACGGTACGAGATATAGCGGTATTGTCGTAGGCGATCAGGCAAGATGCCAACGTTACTCCGCCGATAACAAAAGCATCATTAAATATTTTTGGGCGCTCGTTACCGGCGTGGGAGACGATTATGTGGATATCTCCAAAACAGATAAAGACGGCAGCGGCATTCCCGCAGAAGGGGACAATATCGTGCAGTTCGGTAACAGAACCGACGTCGCCCGCCAATCGGCAATCGTAATAGATGCAAGGGACGGCGGCTCCATACAGGTATTGGCTAAAATAGACTCTTTCGACCTGACGGATAAAAACTATATCGGGATCGGGGTAAATCCCGTAACGGGCCGCGCGTATCAGTATGTATACGGGGATATGTTCTGCGGGGATAGAAACCTGGATGATCCCGAAGCGACTTACATCACCTTCCAGCAGGCCCCCGGCGATACCAAACCGAGAATGAGAATGAATACCGACGTAATAATCGGTAAAAACAGTTCGGGACTGAAGAATCTTTCGGAGTGGCCGGAGGTGAAACAGGATATCGATACGGCAAAAGATACAGCCCAAGACGCTAAAGATGCGGCAGCAGCGCTGAACACCACCGTTGCCAGCATGAAAGACTTCACCGACGAAGCCTTTGCCGACGGGATTGTGGATCGCGCGGAAGCGGCATCCATCGAAAAGTATACCAATACGGTCAACGAAACCAAAGAAAGCGTCGATACGTCATACAGCACCGTATATAATAATACGCTGCTGACCGGCACGGCCAAGACGAATCTTGCCGCGGCGAAAACCGCTTTCGACACGGCTGTCGCAAACCTATTGACATCGATCCAATCAGCATCGGCGGACGGCGTAGCCACTCCCACGGAGAAATCTGACGTGGATTCTAAATACGACATCTTCAACACGGCTTACGGCACATTTAACACCCGATTAGAAGAAGCGAATAAATACATCCAGACGGCAATCAACACTACTGCACAGGGGGCGTATCAACTGTCGCAGGAATTGCAAACGGCGGTAAACGTGCTTAACGATACGATCATCCCGGATTTGCAAAGCCAGATCGACGGATCGATTACGTCTTACGAAGGGACGGAAATGCCTACGCTCAACAATGCCCCTGCAAACGAATGGACGAGCACCGAAGAAAAGAATCGCCATATCGGGGATTATTACGACAGATTTGTAGTCATTGACGGGGAAAATGTTACGGAGCGGTATAAATTTTCATATCAAAACAATACATACCAATGGCTACGAGTTGCCGATAGCGGTGCGGCGCAAGCTCTATCAGAAGCCCGCGAAGCATTGGGACTGGCCGGAACGAAAGCTAAGCTGTTTTATGGAGACAGCACCCCCGCCGTTCCGTATAGCGTAAATGATATATGGATTAAAACATCGGGAGTCATCTATGTCAGTAACGCTAATAAAGCCGATGGTTCTACCGCTTCCGAATCCGACTGGCAAAGTGTGAATGACGCCCAACTCAGGCTGCGTCAGATGGCCTCGGATAGCGTAATATCCAAAGAAGAAAAGGCCACGCTACGTAATAAGGTCGCCCAGATCGATAAAGAATACGCATCCTACCAGGACGATGCGACGACATACAGCGTATCGATTGCCGATTTATCCGCCGCCTATAATGCCTTGAAAAACTTCCTGTCCGGGACGGTTGCGGTCAATATAGATTCCGATACGACCCTGACCGATGCGCAACGGTCAAGTTACAATACTTATTTCGCTAACTATGACGCGGAAGTGAGCCGGTTCGCCAATCTCATCGCGGATGCAATGGCAAAAAATGCGGCTGACGCCGCGGTGGATGCCGTACAGATCGGCGGAGTGAATATTCTGAACGGCACAAAAAATTTTTCCGATCATTGGAGCGGAGAAGGGCAAATTCTGTCTGAACAATATTTAGGTCTAAACGTCGTATACTGTAAAGTTCCGACTTCCGCCGATTATGCAGAAGTTCGCCAGCAGGTGAATGTACCGTTCACGCCATCGGAAGAATATACTCTTAGTTTTTGGGCCAAAGGGGAGGGCTATGTCCACACCTACTGCCATCCTGTAATTAGTCAAAGAATTATAGCTACCAACGGAGATGCCTCCGTCGGTTCCGCTGTCGATACTCGTATGAGGTATGTTCTGACTTCGGAATGGAAGCGTTTTTTCGTAACATTCCTAACTTTGGGAACTGTCAGTCCGAGCGGAGATAACAGAGTGTTATTTAGAGTTCATTCAGGAAACAATGAAGTGTATTTGTGTGGAGCCAAGCTGGAGCAGGGCAATAAGGCTACGGCGTACTCCATATCCGACAATGACCAGAAGGAGTACTCGGACAAAGCCCTGGACGCCTTGGCCGATATCGCCAGCGACGACAAGCTGACCCCTAATGAGAAACAGGACGCCAAACGGGAATGGGAGATCATCCAGGGCGAGAAACCGATCCTCACAGCCCAGGCCGATACGATCCAACTGAGCACCGCCGATTATCTGAACGTCTACAATGCCCTGAGCGCATACATTACGCCGCTGCTGGCGGATATGACGACGACCTCGACGATCACCGGGTCGGTTTTCAATGCGAGATTCAAAACGTACTACGATGCGAAGACGACGTTGCTGAAAAATATTCAGTACTATTCGTCCGGGCAGTTCCTGATCACTACGATCGACGCTACGGCGCTCGATCCGGATACTTATTATCCGGTAACATTCACTTTATACAATGCTACAGATTATAAAGCGACTTTTAATATCGGAACCGTATTAGGCACGAGCGGGAAGCCTCCCTGGGCCACTCATGCGCAGGGATTCTCATGCAATTGCGCCTGGGAGTCGAACGGGAACCGTTGGGGCACGCTACCCGTCAAAAGGTATATCCATTCCTTTGCTTACAGCTTTGCAGAGAGTACGCCCGTCGGCAGCATCGGACAGGTGATAGAGATATCGATGGAATACATATACGTTCGCGGCGGCGGCAGGTACACGGTGCGTACCTCCGGCGTCCCTTTCATTGAATTGCATCCTTCCGGTTATCATTGGACTTCCGGAAGTTCGTCCGGCGATCTTCCCACCCGGACGTCGATAGAAACGCCGGTCGTGAATCTCGATGCAGCGCAAAAAACAGCCCAAGAGGCTAAAGATGCGGCGGCATCGTTGAACACCACCGTCGCCAGCATGAAAGACTTCACCGACGAAGCCTTTGCCGACGGGATTGTGGATCGCGCGGAAGCGGCATCCATCGAAAAGTATACCAATACGGTCAACGAAACGGGCTCCGCAGCCGATGCCGCCTATGGCAAGCTGTATAACAATCCCTATCTGGGAGGTTCGGCGAAAACGGATCTTGCCACAAAGAAGAGTGCGTTTGACGCAGCTAAAGTAAGTCTTCTGAATGCCATTTCAGCGGCAATTGCGGACGGCAAAGCATCAGAAGCCGAAGTAAGGAACGTGAATGCACAATACACGGAATTCAATGCTGCATACAAAGATTTCACGAGAGCCATAGAAGATGCAAATCAGGCTATTCAGAACGAATTGAAATCCTATTCCGATGCCGCCCAGGATGCTGCCGATGCCGCAGCCGCAAGAGTTGCGGAATTGGAATTTCTGAAATCGGCATTTTCGGATATGACTACGGAGATATCGGACGGTTTGTTGCTTACAGGGTTTGTCGGCGTCCGCGATTCCGCATCGAATATCGTTGCGGGATTATCGGGTATTAACCCGTATTCCGATCTATCCCGATACCCGATACTGTTCGGCGGCGCCACTTCTGCAAAAGCGGCCAACGAAGCTAAGTTTCGGTTTTATTCGGATGGGTATTTTGCATTAGGAGGCGACCGGCTGGTATTCGAGCCTGCAAATTCTTCTCTTACTGTCAGAGGGGCTATATATGCGAGCTCCGGGGAATTTCGGGGCAAAGTGTACGCTTCGGGCGGAGAGTTCACAGGGAAAGTGGTAGCAACTTCAGGCGAATTCACGGGGATAGTTCATGCTTCAGCAGGAGAATTTACAGGCACCATAACGGCGAGTTCCGGGAAAGTAGGCGATTTCGTTATCGACAGCGGAAACCTTCTTAATACAAAGAATAGCGGCAATATTAAGTTTACCTATGGGGAATCCTATGTTCAACTTGGGAATGAAAGTTCGTATAATAATAATTATGGCAATTTGACTATCAGTGCGAAAGCGTCGTCCGGGCTTGTCCGGGCTATAAGTGTAGGCGCATGGGGCGGTACTGATAATATTGCCATAGATATATGGAATGGAGACTTTCGCCTCAATGCCGACGCTAAAATACGAGGGATAGCAACATCGACCAAATATCTTTTTTCCGCAGGCAGCACATATCTAACAAGAGAGGACGATTATATAGAATACAACGGGTCGGGAACAACTCACATTTATCTGCCTTCGACTAACAACGATGGTAAAGTAATTTGGATTAAAAAATCGGGCTCTGGTAACGTAATAGTTCACGCTTATAATGCCACCCATTATATCCGAATGGGATCAGGCCCCGTGAAGGATGTTACGATCAATTGGAATAGCGAATGTAAGTTTACATTTATCAACTCTACAAAATTTTGGAATTACGCAAACTACAATAACTAAAATTATGAAGAACATCGATTTAACGAATCTGCGGGTTTATTTGGATTTTGCCAGGACGAAATCCGAAGTCAGGGATTACCGGGTATCTATTGCCGACGCAATCTATACGGGGTGTCCCGGCATGGAATATCACGCATTAGTACATAAAATTTACGATAACAAAGGGCCAATTCAGCTTTCGGATAGAGAGGCTGAACTCCTCCAAAAGGTGGCCGAGGCTTGCACTCCCGCCGTATATGATGCGATCATGGAGCAATTAACCTAAAACCGTAAACGATGAAATTAGATGCTGGACGCAGAGTGTGTGGATTGATGCTTAGTATCGTAGGGTATTTTACCCCCATAGGACCTTTATTGCTGTGTATTCTTGTTTTCATAGCTATTGATTTCGTGACGGGCTGCTGGGCGAGTTACAGACGATCCAAGAGACAGCATAGAGAATGGTACTTCAGCTCTTATGCTGCATGGCGGACGGTGGAGAAACTATTCTTCTCCCTGGGTACGGTCATGCTGGCTTTCGTGCTGTCAAGGCATGTAATAGGATTCATTCCCAAATCGGAATTATTGCCGAATCTATGCACTGGTTTTATCTGCGGTGTTGAATTTTGGAGTTTTCTGGAAAACGCCGGAGATATTTCCGAAGCCAAGATATTCCGGATAATAAAACGCTACACAATTAATAAAGTACATGAATTTGACGAAGATGTAACAAAGGCTATAGACGAGGATAAAAATCGACAATAAATTTAACAATAAAAATT